TCTTTGCCTAAGTCATTCATACCCTCAACTTTTGAAGCACCAATTACATCAAGAATTGTTTCACCAGAGCTCTTTAACTCGACTGGTTTTTCAGGAGTTGCCATGGCATTAATCGAGTCGATCAGGCCATACTCTTGTCGCTCAGCCGAAGCACCAGCCTCAACTAACTTCTCCCTTATCCATTCTCGTAATAGCCGTTCACTCATTCTTCGGACCATTCTTTATGAAGCTTTGCATGTACATTCAAATATTTTTTAATTACCAAAAAAGTCTTAAGATTTTAAGACACGTTCAATCTCATCTGCATAGTACATTAATTGCTCATTAACATATTTATCCCCATACAATGCCTGACCCAAAAGTAATGGGCCATTATGAAAGGTTGCTTCTAACGCCTGTTCTAATTCACCTGTATCATCACCCCCACCGAATAGCTTGTCACCGATATCGATTTCAGCGAGAAACTTAAGTACACTTTGAATGTCAGCGCTCGGAAGTTTATTGGCAACGTTCTCTAAAACTTTTTCAACGGCGCCAAGAGCCACCTTAGGGACTTTTTTCCCAATAATTTTTTCAATTCCTGTGATATCCTTTGCCTTGATGTGTTTGAGAAGATCAACCATTTGTGGGCCATGTTGTACAATAAGATTCTTAACTGGTTCAATCATTGGCCAAGCTTTTTTAATATTTTTGGCGCCAATTTTATTAATAATCTTGCCGGTTTTTGCGCCACCTTTAAATAACGCCAAAGCAGGTTTAAAAAGTTTATATATAACTTTTCCGCCCTTTCCAATTATGTCACCGGCGGTTGGAATCATTGATATTAGTGAAAGAAGCGCCTCAATTGGGTTTCCCCGACCAAGTGATATAATCGCATTAATTGCATCAGCAACCTCGCCAACACCTGGGATTAAACCAACAACATCCAAACTGGTTTGAATCCAGTCCATTACTCCTTCATCTAAATTTTGATCTGAACGTATGTTGTCAAGCTCATCATTGATTAGTAGCTTAAGTTGTTTCGATGATGTAATATTATAAATGTTTCTCTCATCATATCGACCAATATTGGTGTAACCTATTTTAGATCTCATAATGTTAATGCCTCTATTGTATATATATATGAAAAATAGATAACTTTAAACTTTAAAGTTTGTACAATATTGCAATATTGGGCACAATCGCTTTTAGATGATCTTTTAATCATGAGCTACATTGAGTTAGTTGAAAACGTCTTGGTGTGGCATGGGTATTTCGGTAACAAATCAGAATTTGAAATACTGAAGATCGATATAAACAGAGATATCTGTGTTCTAGTGCCAAAATCTATATGGCCGGGGTCGGGCATTCACCCCGCAAAAGAGTTGCCCAAACAAGGCTCTAAGCTTTCCACGGTTGCTGCTCCCAATCCGGTCTTGTTCTGGCTTTTGAGGGATATCTGGACGGTGTTGACCCCACTGGCGATATTCTTGTTTCAATATCGTAACTTTGTAAATTACAGTATCTTGATCTCTACGGGTGGAACTTCGTCCCGAGTCGGAACTCTGACGGTAAGAAGCCCGTTTTCAAAATTCGCTTCGGCCTTTGAAAGATCGAGGTTATTGTCATAGTTAACGAATGTCTTACAAAAACTCCGACGGGCAATGCGGCGAGAATCGTCTCTCTCGTCATCGACATTTGATGTCGCCGTAACGGTGATGCTACGATCTTCGGGCTGGATGGCTACTGAAAGCTCATCCTTGTTGAACCCCGCGAGGGCGAACTCCAACACAGTATCTCCACCGTTGTGCCGATAGATATCGGCAACAGGGTATCCCTGTGTAGAACGCTGCAAGTGCGTCGGAAAATTCGAGAAGATGTTGTCAAAAAAATCATCAAAAATCCGGCCGCCAAGCAAGCTGGGTAGTTGCGAATTTGCGCGATAAGTAGTACGTATGTTTGTCATGCTGTTTTCTCCTGTTTCAGCGAGTGTTACAAATTGAAAGATTTCCTTCAAGGCAAATCAATCAATCTATACAAATAATAAACGCTAACTCATAAATGTTTAGGTTTTTATTTTCATTTTTCTTGAATGAAACAAAACCAACCGCTGCAGGCGTTTTGTTTCCTTTTCAACCCTGATTATCTGGGTCATCATTTCTGGATCGTGATCAAATACCGCACGTTTGGTCTTTGAAACAATCGCTAGAAGATTCTTGAGTAACCATATCATTTGCTCTCACTCATGTGGATGAGTCTTATTTTTGATGCCGCAATATCTGTTAGCTCGAGCCTGGAACTTGTCGGTGCGTCCAACCTATCAAGCATAAGGCGCTGTTTTTGTATTTCATTATCTGTGGGCATATCTTGTTCTGCGCCCAAACCAGAACAACCAAGCAACAATAACAATGATAAAATGTGCACTATAGCTTCTCCACGCATATTAACCTTTATGTTTTCATACATATTTCGCACACGCCAAAAGATCAATTGATTGTGCGAAATATGTGAAAGATCACACAGACTCAAACAGCGCTTTTCTGACAAACACCCGCAGCAGGTTCTTTTTGTCCTCACCACACCCATCCAGTGTTTCGGCTTCGTGAGCATCTTCCTCATGTTTACCACGTTCGATCGCTTTCATTTGAGCCCCTGCATTTGCTTTCGAGGTGTGACAGATCTTGTGATGTTTTCCTTTCTTGTCAGTGTATGACAGCGTCCACCGACCCGTCTTACCGGTTGACTTTTGCTTACAAGTTTTCTTCTTTTTGTTTTTGCTAAGATCATTAACCTGATAGGGCATGCTGTTAAATTCCTGTTTAGCACATCACGAATCGCCGTATCGTGATCGTAATTATCGGCCGTTAGTTCGGTTCTTCAACGCAACACACGTTGTCCCAACCTCAACCTCACCCATTCCCTGATCAAGAGTTCATTGCTTAGATATCTGTGCGCAGCCAACTTTCTTTGCGTCATGTCAACATCTTCATCACCAAGCTTTATATCGAGGTCATCCAAGCCTTCAATTCCAAGAGGATCAAAATCCGATTTTCTGGTTTTGACAGCCAAAATCTCTTTTCTTTCTTTTGGATTCATAATCATCTGAAAAAGGGCAATCGCGGCAAAAAGCCAAGAGATCAGTTTGTGCATGACCTCGGCTGCGGCTGGAATCCAGTCGTCCCTAATTTGTTCAAGCGCAAAGAGACCCTTAGGAAGTATTTTTTTCATCATCAAGCTAGCAGGGTGCTTGGGATGTAGGTGTTCTACTACGTCTAAGTAATCTTCTGCCAACGTATCGGTATCCATTCCCATTTTCCTCGCAGCCCAAGCGCCTGTTGCTACCAATGGATGAATCTCAATTCCAAGCTTTGCTGTTGCCTTCAATGATCCCATTAACGTTGCTTTTTCTGGATCCGGGTTTTGAATAATATCGTTTACTTTTTCTCCGTAATTTATTGCACTATCTGTAATGTCTAAAAGAAATGCCTCGAGCGCATCCGAATCAGTTATGAGTTTGCCCGTTTCACCAAGAGCTTCCACGGCACCAGTCGCCAAATTATAAGAATTTGCAGCAACCGAAGAAATCGCAGTGGACATCGTAGCTTCAAAAGCCGGTCCACTGAGCCCAAAATCATCGGGAAACAATGCTGAAACCCATTTCGATATTGCTCGAACTAATTTTCCTATTACTTTATAAACCGTCTCTGCGACATCCTCAATAAAGTTCTTGGCTGTTTCTCCCACAAGCCCAGAAGCAACCGTTCTTTTTACAAGGCCTTTTACATCATTATAGAAGTTCTGTGGATTACCAGCAAAATCAAGTTTAACTGCGGCGTGTAGAATCGAACCTAGCTCCGCCAATTCTCCTATTATGCCAGTGACCTCTTCTAGGACATCAGTGGCTTTCTCTACAGCAAAGAGAACATCCGTAACTGTGTCACCACCGGCGCCCCCGCTCACCACGACAGCCCCAGAAGCGACACCAATTTGAATAATGTCCATCACTATATCTTTTGCGTTGAGACCCTCAACCAACAAAGATTCTTTTGATTTATATCGAACTGGGGTGTGATATACCTCAGCCAGCGTATAAGTTTTCATTTGTAATCCTATTAATACTGTTCTTCAACACGTCACACACCTTTGACTTCATCTAAAAATACCTCTATTGTATATATATGAAAAATAGATAACTTTAATTAAAGTTTGTACAATATTTTTCTAATATATCAAAATTATTTAATGGGATCGTTATCATTTTTTTATCGGCAAATATCGTAATAGATCCGTCCCAAATATTTCTGGTGTTATTAATATTACATATTATTCCGGGATAATCACCCCATTTAATCAAATCCCCACATTTAAACCTAAAACTTTCGTCAATATTGGGCACAATCGCTTTTAGATGATCTTTTAACCACCATGATATCATTTGCTTACGGTTAAAATAATTAACATCAAATAATGCGTTATCAATATATATACGCTTTAAATTTATGACTTTGACATGGGAGGAGCACTTTGAGGCGGCCATTATGCGCGCGGCCACAACTTTATCGCGTGTACTGCCCACCCTTTTGTATACTACGCAGACACCACGTTCGTATACTAATAGTAAATCCATTCCAATATTATTGCCATAATTCGTTAGTTTCCCCCCTATAAACTTCGACATATATATATTATGCGACAATATAATGGGCGAATATCCTTGCATAATATCTTTTAAAACATTAATAATAATACGTGTTGTTTGCCCGGTACACCTCATTATACTAATATCTGTTATTGTTTTTTGTAACGGTTGCAATATATTTTTTTTTATTTGTTCAACTGCAAACGTTTTTGATGGTTGTAAAAAAAGTAATTTAGCAATATGTGACTGTTCAATATTTTTCATAAGCTTAACTTTTAGATTTTGTGTACGTTAACATATTAGTACGCTATTCTATCCTTATGTTCCGAAAAATGAATATACACATTTTTTACATTATCTAAAATGTAAGACTTGATATGCTGTTCTTTTGTAAAACTCAATAGCTTATTATCATGATATAATTTCCAATGACCCACTTTTCTCATTACATCCATTTTGTTGATTACTAGGTTGTTGCATGAATTGATCTTAACCGCCTTAATAAGCTCGTTCAAATTAAGCCAATTACATTGTCTTGCTCGCCCCGTAGTTGCACCATATTCTTCGCCTATTTCCCGAATACGTTGAAATATAATTTCACTAGGCTCAAATTGCTTTGCGCCAACATATGTTTCGTATATTTTTCCGACACCCCATACATCACGAATCCAATGTGGGCTAATTGCATTTTGAAATACACCTGAAAGTGCACATTGTGAACTAGTTACATAAGGGTAATCACCCCAATTAACGTCCAACCCAAACCCTTGTGCACCTTCACATAGGATCCGAATATTTTCATTGGTATTATGAAACTCTTCGTATACATCAATTAGATATTTTGAGAGTTCTGGGACATGCTTTGCTAACAATCCTTTGCGGGCAACCTTATCACGATATGTTGGACCGATGCCTCGTCTCGTGGTACCTACTTTAACTTCATTAGCCTCTTCTTCAAGATGGGCACTAGTTGTAATATGTACATTTTCTGCAACAAACAAATTGCCTGTGATCTGCACTCCTGCATTTTCAAGATATTTTATTTCTTTAAGAAAATAGTCTACGTTAAGAACGCAACCTGTACCTACAATAGACTTAATCCCATGAAGTACGCCAACCGGCACCAAATGGGTTACGAGCTTTTGCCCATTATGGATGATAGTATGCCCGGCATTGCAACCCCCACCCCACCTCATGACATGTGTATAATTATTATTTGAAGCCAAATAATGTGTTACCTTACCTTTTGCTTCATCCCCATATTGCATGCCTAGCACAACATCAACAATATTTTTAGAACCTAACAATATTAATCCTCCAACGTATAGTCTTATAGTATATTAATACTTTGGAGAAGATTTTATCATATTCTAGTGCCCCTGCCTAAGGTGAGGATCGGGGAACATAATCTCGGAGAATATATCCCCAATCGATTGAACGAGTTCCCTAGAGAGCAGCGGCCGAATATCGTATTTATATTCTTCAATATCAGCACCACTAATCATTACACCCTTTTGATTAGCCAACTCCTCAATACCAGCCATGATTAATGCCAAAACCGTTTCTTTTGAATGAGCAGCATGATCATGAGCAGCACGATGATAAGATGATTCATTAATATTATCTAAGATTAGCTGTCGTAACTGTTGTTTTGTAATTTTCATATTCCCGCCTATTATTAATATATAATTTTAGAATATTACTTTATTTATTTTATTTTTAAAAAAATCTATAATTGTTAACCAGCCTAGATTATTACACAATTAATTGGGGACATTATTTATCCATCACATGTGATATCACCTCATAATATTCCATTGAATTCACTATATCTTCAATGGCCCCCTGTCGTTGCATTAAACACGGAGGCACTGCTAATATTGGCGTCTATACAAAGATATAATTAATTTGGATTAAATGTTGGAACATATGTAATTATACGTTTAAGTGACTCACCACAAAATCTTCTTTTAACCATATCATCGATCTGTATAACCATATGGTGCCTCATCAAAACAATTTATTTTATAGATGTATTATATCATATATATCAGATTTTTACACTCGATAGGCATGTCCAATAATTTGATTAACCATCGCAAAAGTGCCTGTTAACTTATATAATACTTTGCTTCCGGAAGGATATTCAAACACAATCCCCTCCATTGTCGAGGCTATATTTTCAATATCGCCTAATTTTCCAAGTTGTTTCTTTAATAACTTACCAGCTTTTTCTGCATTATCTGCAGGGGCATTTTCAAGTTTTGCGATTGATGCTTTGAGCTCATTTCTCATTCGAACAATTTCTTTATCATGATCACCAACAAGAAAAAATGATTCAAGTCCACGCAAAACCTCAATCGCAAAATCACTTATCACCTTTTCTATTGGGCCAACTATTAATGATATAATTTTTCTAGAATTTGTTTTAGTCGCAATTGCACTTAATCGTTTATGATATGATTTAGGTATTTCTTTTTTTAGTTCTTTGATATTTTTTGAGTTAGGCGCGCCGATTATTGTGTTAATCACATCCTCTTGTTGATTAATTGGTATATTATCCGTAAGACGTATACGTAATTGTTGCGTAACGTAATCACCGATTGTTGCGTCATCACTCATTCCCGTAATTAAATCAAGGGTTGACGTAAATGTGTCATATGCAGTGCCATCTGATATGTCTTTAATATTGACAATTTGTGGGCCGGATATTTTCCACCCCTTAGAATCAATTTCACCCTCGGCCGTTTGAACAGCATCAACAAGCAAAGAAAACTTATCACCTGTCTCAATTGTTTTTGTTCCATCACTATGAAATATATACAGATTATGTAAAACGATCCAATCACCACCATAATTTATAATATTAGGGTTCTTTGTGTACATAATTTCTGTGTTAATGTAATTTTGCCCTTTATCACCAAATATTTTCAATAACAACGAAGGATCAATATAATCAATTGCGCGGGCGATGGCGTAGAAACCATTCATAAACGCCTGTTGAACATTTTGATTTGGATGATTTGCCCACTTTAAGGCAAATTCGGATGGTGTCATCCCACCTTTTTTGATGTCACCACTATTACGTGCCGTAAGTATTTGATCTTTTCCAACGTGATATGTAAAAAACATGTTTTGGCCGTCGACTTTCTCAATAACCTCAATATTTGCATGAGCTACATCAAATAGTACATTCTTTATTTCACCAAATGTAAAATCTAAATTTTCATGAATATGATTTAAATGACCTGCAACTCCGCCCATATTATTTTCACATTATAATACGAAAAATCATATTACGAATTAATTCTTCATGTTGTATAGCCTTATTGGTACCAATCAATATATTATATATCTTTTTTGTATCGACACCTATGGGCATTATTTTTTGAAATGCTTCGAAATCTTTGTTTTGAAGCATTATCCGAACAGCTGTCCCACTAACATTTGGCGTCCCTACTTTACCTCCACGCATATATTTATATGGGCTCTCTTTAGCCGCCAACACAATATTCCCACGTGCAAATAGATCACCAGAATATTTTTTTAACCTAGGCTCAGTGTAGTTATTTTTTGTATCAATTGGGTCAGAGTATATAACATATGTGTCATTTGACATATTATCATTTGCGTCGCCTAATGTTTTCCACACTTTGCCGACCGGAGAACCCCCATATTTAATACTAACGTTCGAAGGCATAATAGGCTCAAGTTCATTTGTCCAAATATGTTTCATATCAGATCCTAAAATCTGAAATTGATTTTTTCGTTTTCGATCTGATGTTGAGACAAAAAGAATAACTTTGTCATTTTCTTTTGACGCATTTAGAACTAATGAATGATGCCCTATATGATAAGGTTTAGCGGATATTGGTACTAAGCCTATTCGCATTTCATATCCCCAGAAGTTGCCGGAGATTAAAGGATCGGATTAATAAATTTTTTGTGTATTTATTCATCATTAATGAAATTATTTTACGTTTCTTCTTTTTTCTCTTTCTCTTTTTACCGACCATTCATTTTCAAATATTTTTTGATCCGCTTTTAATTGCGCTAACCCATCTGGCCCAATAAGTTCCTCAATTTCTTCATCTGTTAAGTCGCTATAGCGATAAGGGTCCATTTCTTCGTAATCATCATCATTATCATAGCGGCCGGTGGGTGGCCCGCCCCATCCATCACGATGACGTTCCGTTCTACTTTTGTAATATTCCTTGTCAAAGCCTTTCGCGCTGCGGCTGTCCCAGCGGCTAGTGGCTTCGTTAAATTTATTATATTCTTCTTTAATGATTTGTTTCAATTGATTAATCGTGATTTTCATTAAACCCCCTTATTTTATATATATCTCTCACTATATTTAAGCTATAATTATAATATGTTATATTTTTATTTTTATGATTCATGAATTAATTTTCTTTAATATTAATCTTTTTGAAATAAAGGGTCTTCATTTTCCCACCAAAATCTTGATATGATATTGTCTCATCATAATCATCTTCAATTGTTACCAAAATATAAGGTCCATCTAGAACATCTTTTATTTTTCCTGATCTTAATTGACCCGTGGTATAATTTCTAACATTTGTTGTCGTTATTTTTGTATATGTGTTATTTTCAATATTCCTTTTAAAGGATACTATAATTTCATGACAATCATTATTTTCTAATATTGCGATTGCATTTCGCGACCTAATTGTCATATATTCGTTTCCTTATTTCTTAACATTAACAAGTTGAACCATACCTATAGGCACATTCCATATCCATCCTGTTGGCCACATAATTTCTGCATATAATGTTGTATCATTTTCATCTTTAACACTAGTTATCTCATAAACCTCAATAACCAAACCATATCCTTTTATATTAAATTTTTTATGCCATTGTACCAGGTCTCCGGCTATTAATATTGTGGTGTTGGTACCTTTATTTGACATATCCTTATTAATAAATATTAATTAATCATACCTTAAAATGAACTAAACACCTAGGTTGGTACATATCTTCACCACCAACTTCAATTTCATGATCATCTCTACCACCAATTTTTAAGGTAAAATATGCATTAGATTCACACCCATCAAAAGCACAGACAGCAGGGCATACCTCAACTTTCGTTGCATGTGGGAGCATTTTTTCAATTTCCCTATAGGGTGAACCATTTGATGATAACTGTAATGATGACACCAATATGGTATGCCCAGCATGATACGCATTAATTAAAACTTGAGAAATGCCTTCAATCATAAACGCCTCATCAATAGCAATAATCAGAGATTCATTTTTACTAGTAATTAGATCACTAATTTCATGGGCGTTAAAAATTTGAGTTGAGGCTATTAGCGCACCCCAGTGTGATACAATATTATTACATGAATATCTTTCATCAATACTGGGTTTAAATGTGTATATCTTTTTTCCTTGATATTTAAAACGCTCTAGAGCACTAAGTAACCTTGTCGTCTTTCCTCCAAACATAGGGCCCACAAACATAATAAACTCATTAATACTCATTTCTTAAGGACCTCTTTAATTTTATTATATAGTTTTTTATTATATGTGATATGATCCTAAACCGTTTGGAGCAATCTTTTGAAGTTTTCAATTTTTTTTATTACTAAACCAATTGTTTTTTGTTTATATTAATTAATGAGGCAGGTGGGGTAGCCCACCTGCCTTTAAATACATTTATTTATTATTCATGCCCAATAACGTCGATAACCATATCTTCTTCATCGACAATTTCTTCTTCATTTTCAACAAGATTAATCTCATCAGATTGCTCATTAATCAAGGCATCTTCATTATCAATGGTAGTTGAAATTTCACCAAATGTGACATGGGCCTTATTGATATTTGTTTCGCTAATATCACTAACACCAGGCCTCATAATAATATATGCGACCAAAATAAGTGCCAACATACCCGAACCTACTATCAAACTCGTATTAATCTTACTTTTACTCATGTTGTTCAACTCCTTTGTTATTTTTATTTGAACAATATATTATATCATGTATACACTAAGTGTTTAAATTTAATTAAAATGATCAACCACATAAGGCATTAATATTTTACGTAAAATTCTTATTTTTGACGACACCTGTTCATATGATCTGGGATCGTTCGATAAGATTAAATTATGCCAACCACGAATAATTTGAGGTATATCAAGTAAAAACTTAAAGCTTTTTACTTGATCTAAGGATATTGCTTCTTCCGCTAATGCCTCAACTTTAAGTAAGTGTTTATTAATGCAGTCGTGACACCGCTTTTCAGGTTGATTCAAATGGTCTTCAAGTAATGTAAATTCCTTACAGATTTCACGAACATTAAATAGTGGATCCATGATAGGTTGCATCTTTTGCTCATATAATACTTTTTCAATATATCGACGTAATGTATTGTTCATGTTTATAACTATCTTACTGAATCGCCTGGATTACCCGTTAGATTCGCAATTGATATATGAAACCTGCGGGATGGCTCAGGATCACCTGGCGGGCCTCCAACCATTTGAATAACTTCTTGCACATAGGCCTTCAACTCATCCTGATTCTTGACCCATACAACCCATGATCTCCTATCGCCTGTTTCATCAACTCGTTCTTCTAGTGCTGACTCTACAATAACTGGCGGAGCTGGTGGTAACATTCCATCTTTTAACAACTGCTTGAGTTGTTTTTTGTATGGCTTCAAAATACTTTGATGTGCTAACGTCACATGGAACCTATCCTCCGATAACATCACAGCCTCAGGTGGGAGTTGATCTGCTAAAATCAAGACTGATGCAATTACATTTGCATCTGGCATAACCTTTAGAATCCCGCTGAATTTTACTTCCTCCACCAATAATTCCCTTATGTACTCACGTAATATCTTCATCTTATAGCCCTATAAAGATAACATCACCCGAAGATGTGTATTCTCTGGTTAGAGATTTCCAAACTCGTTTAGCAGCTTGTGATGTGCCTGATCCTATTGTACAATGATGTGCCCCAACGAATACAGCACCATAAGATCTTGAGTACTCAACTGCCTTATCGATAAATGCCTTGTAGATCTCTTTGCCATGGCCTTTGCCTCGATTCTTGGGACTATGAATCCACGCATTCTCTACATCATAAAATCTTGGTGTGAACTTCTTAAGTGACCCATCACCCCAAACATTTTTAGGGTCTGACAAGTATCTTTCTTCTGCCTCAAGGTATTCCGGTGACTGCTTAATTTTATCAACATCGGATTGGCATTCTTTGAAACGAAGACTCGTTCCGCCCTGGGCATATCCAATCCCTGGTAATTCGACACGAAAATAATCGTAGCTACCTTGATGTCGAAAGGATTCTGATAATATACTTTCAATATATCGACGTAATGTATTCATGGTCATACCCTTATTATCATACATATATATATAGAGGCTCGATATGCTATTATATAAAATAGGAGTTTGATATGTTATTAACATTTTTAAAACAATACGTAGGATGTTTAATTGGCGTGGTGCTTGGATCAACTATAGGGACACTAGTGACTGTGGCCTTATATGGTGATTTGCCGGGAACGAATACCGAAGCGTTTAAGCAGTGTCTTATTGAGAACGCTTCCAATATTTAGCAGTAGCTCTTCTTTTTGTTTTTTTGAATGCTGTTTAATAAAATACTCTGCTTTATATGCCGTACTTTTATCAATATATGTAGAATTCCAAACTAGTTTAATTGGTAATCTTGAGCGCGTATATTTTGCGCCGGTACCACGTGAATGTTTTATTAATCTTTTGCCTATGTTATTTGTCACACCACAATACAAACTATTGTCATGACAACGTAAAAGATAAACACACCACATATTATACATTAATCATGGACGATGGTGAATGCGTAGCTCACTTAGTATATGGTACTCAAGATTATTGCTATCTGGAAATTTAATTTCCGCTTTTAGTGTCCTTCCCGGCATACCATCCACAAACCATAAGGATGTCTCAACCGGCACAATACGCTTGACAACGCCAACCCTAACTATATTATTCCATACATATACTTTATCATTTGCACGAGGTGTCATATTAATTCCTTTTATCCTTTTATAAAACTAAACTAGATTACGTATATGTTTCATTGTTTTATCGCAAAAATATGGTGGGATCCCATATCTCAACACATATTCTTCTTCATGAAGTTTTGCGGCACTAAACATTTTTTTATTTTTAAGCAAGAAATACCCTAACCAATCTGCTTCTTGCTCAATGTTATGAGCCTCTCTCGTTTCATTGGTGACACTTCCATGTCCCGCCATATAGTGACCTATTTCATGTGCCTGAATGACGCTAAGGTGATCAGAAGTGAACCATTCTTTAAGAACAATGGCACCATCAACAATAATAGCATGATGTTCGTGAAGCAAAAATGCATGTCCGGATAACTGGAATTGTTTTTTGAACATCTCGTATTGTACATCCTCTGGATATGTTATAATAGTCGTTAGTTTAGGGCATAATTCACAGTGAAATATGTGTTTCATATTTTCATACTTTAAAATCAGTTAATTTTGCGTTAAACTCAGTCCACGTATTATACACATTATCTGCTTCGGTACTAGTTATAACCCCGGCCTTAATATAATTATTTAAGTAATTAGACATTAATTTTTTAATTGGCTTTTTTGAGTGGCTAGCCTCGGCACGAAAACCTATCACATATGCCGGCACCTCACAAGATGAAGTAAAATAATCTTGAAATGTTTCCTTTTTTTGTGTTATATGTTCCGGGCAATTAATACGTTTTAAAGGGGGCTCTTGCGTTAAATGATGAATTTCATGAGCCAATACCCCACGAAGATTTCCAATAAACTTGTGTAAATGATTAGCTAGTTTGGCGTGTTGTTTATACTCGATTTGAATACCAATATATGCGTAACCCTCACCATTTAAGCCTGCATTTGCCTCAATATTAAATAAACTTGATATGTCATTATTAATATGTGCGGTGACCTCTACAATAAACACCCTAGAATAGTCGCCATCAAACACAGAAGGATCGACAGGATATGGCCATATAAAGTCAAATTCAATATTATGCTCTTCATCATCATCGATTGCAAAAACAAAATCAATGATTTGATCATCAACTTGATCAACCAAATCTCTATAGTGAAAATTTTCATGATTTAAATTAATTTCGTTTAACATTAATGTCTTTTTACTTGATTAGTACTAATATATATTAATACCGGAGTTAAATACATGGCAATTAATTGGGCCCCACCGGGCGTTAAATCTGTAGGTGAATATCAATGTTCGGGTATACCTTATGTGACATCAAGCGAATTACAAAATCAAGAAACACGGCAAGTGTCATTTCCAAAGATCACTAAAACCATAATTGTTCGTAATATACATAGTGTAACTTCAGATTTATGTGTTGGATTTACAGAAAATGGTGTCAAAGCAAACCCTGCGTCACAAACAAACTTTATTACATTAGCCATGGGAGAAAGTGTTTCTATGGATATGCGCATTAAAGATCTTTTTCTAAGTAATAGCATTAGTAACACAAACGTAATTAAGTTTGAAGTGTTGGCTGAATTAACGGATATTGGTCGTGACAAGCAAATAGCATTAACAGGTTCGGATGGTTGGCAAGGTATTGGTTAGGCTTTTATGTTAACCAAATCATTTTGATTAACAATTAACTTTTTATTGTTGACCAAAACAATATATCGATTTCCGTCATTATAATAAAGATCATCAATAACCAAACAAGGTTCTTTCTTGTTGATGTTGATAAATTTGTTTTTTGTCAACATTAAATAGGCACCCTTTTGTAGCAAACATAGATCATTCATCATGATTAATATCAGAAATTTGAGTTTTTTGATATTTTTTTACTGTTATTTTAGGCTTACGCTTTTTTGAGGTAATCCGTTTAGGTTTTGAATTCGGCTTTGGTTTGGGTTTTGAAATCGGCTTTGGTTTGGGTTTAACAATAGGTGGCGGCGTTGGAGGGAGATGGCGAATAAATTCTTTTAAGGTTGTTGGTTCGACACCTTTTGCCAAACACCAATTTGAATATTGTTCGTACGTCTTAAACATGTTTCTTAATAACATATCAGTTAGATTATGACCTCTACGTTTCGCGTAATATTTCCATGGCACTTTCATGTTTCACCCTTTGTTGTTAGTATTTCATTCTTTATTTCAATATTAATCAACTTTATTAATAACTTTATAACCTCATCATTATACATTTTAATACGTAGTTTTTTACGAATCTCGATGCTTAATTCATGGGCACTTAAAGCGGTACTCGAAGATAATACACTATCTAAATCTTTAAAGGCGGCGTCCATTATATCTTCATCCCAATCACATGCCTCAAGTAAGGCAGTGTGACCGGAGACGCTTCGAAGTCTATTTAGTAAAATTGAAAACATTAATCATATATATTATGTAACACCGCAATTATACCCTCTTGAAAAGAGGGATCCTTAACAATGACGGAGGGATCTAGGCTCTCAAAGTCTGAGTCGGTATACATATTAGTCAATGGGATTGCCAACTTCTCCAACGCCCGAAGTAGTACATTTCGTGCAGTTGAGTGATTCATTTTATCACCGGTGGCTGTCATTCTTTCGGCAATCTCTCTATAACATAAGCCATATTGTGAACTAGCACCATATCCACCTTTGAACGTCTTTCCAATTGGCATACTCATTTTTTCACCTTCACCAAGAATTCATCATCATTTTTATCAAAACCTAAACCAAAACGCATGCGTAGCACAGCTTCTTCACGGGGTGAAAGTTCACGAAGTGCAATACGCATTAATGCATTAATTTTTTCATTGTCCAAACCAATAGCGGGATCAACAATATTTTCATCGGGAATAATTTCACCAAGTTTTCGAAATCCATCACCAACGCCGATATCGGCATCTAGTGCGACAAAATTATGGTGCATTGAACGCATGCGTTTAAGTGCCTTGACGGTTACATCAAGTGCCTCGGCCAACTCGGGATCTGTTGGCTTAACGCCAAATTCATCTTCGTATTCAGTTGCATATTGTTTTGCTTTCCAGGCCATAGCCCTAATATGTGAAGGGATCCGTACGTCTGTTTTGTGCGTATTAATATGCTTAAGAACAGACTGTCTAATCCACCAACATGCATATGTTGAAAACTTAAACCCACGGCGCCAATCAAAACGATCAACAGCCTTCATTAGACCAATGTTGGACTCCTGAATTAGATCTTCAAGATCAACACCTCTATTTTGGTACTTCTTCGCAATCGAGATTGCCAATCGTAAATTTGATGCCGTCAGTGTATTTCTAGCCTGTATATCACCTTTTTCAATACGTTTTGAAAGAGCAATTTCCTCATCTTTTGTCAGGAGTTTATGAGTCCCAACACCGTCAAAATATGTTGATAAACTCATGCAACACCTGGTGTATTATGGTAAGCCCGTCCTCGGCCAGTTAGATACCTTATGTGTGCCTGTCGGCGAACATAACGCATTTCCAGTTCACGATAGTAATAACAGAATTCTGTCTCAAGCTTCATACGCTCATTATATGACTTGACTTTACGTAAGCGATGCTTAAGCTTTTGTGCATGCCGATGAAGGATATCCTCATCCAGCTTCGCCAAGATGTCAATATCGATATCAAACTTAATCATTAATGTGTGCCTTCTTAATTAATATGGTGCCATTACCATAATTCTATTATACCATGGTATATTTGTTTTTACACTAGTATGTATATTTTTTTTTAGATTATCCATCTAGTCTTTCTAAATTTTTGATCAATCGCGTAATATATCACTTAACCTTCCTAAGGTCTTCTATTGGGTTATCTTTGTATTTATGCCTTGCGATATATTTTATCGCATTACCGGTAAAAAAATCCAAATCCCATAATTCAATAAAGTCAATAACCTCAATATTACCAATACTATAATGATCTGGGCTATTTATTTTTTTTCTTTTATAAACAATAAGCCTATTTTGGGCCTTATTTTTCTTAATAATCTAACAGACTTTCCCAATAACCTAAAACAATATTATTTAGATCAGCCTTTATTAAAGATGTAGGATGCACTAACCCAATCGTGAATTGCGTTGGTAATAGCTTCGTCAGCCGTTAATATAGTTGCCTCCTTAAGGATTTCTTTCCTAAGAAGACGATTAAGGAGATGCTTGCTTATTTTCATATTTTATCCTATTAGTTAATAGCACTAAGTTGCAGTTATATATAGGCGTTTAAATCTCTTCTTTTGCCCTTAAAAGATACCAGCCCCTAGCCTTAAACGATACAGCCCTAGCAACTTGTTTCCATTCAAGCCCAGAAGCTTCAAGCTCATCAACACCTTCTTTTTTTACATCATTACCAAACCACTTTAAAAAAGAGCCCATGAGTTTTACATCATATTTTCCGCCACATGCTTCAGAGGCGCCTTGCTGTAAACGAGGTAAGGTTACAAATGACAAAACAAATTCATCAATATTGGCCAAAACATCTGGATCAATTTGGGCAGGTTTCTTTGCTTTTTTCACTTGGTGTTTTTCACCCTTGGCTTTAAATATATATTGTGTTGTGGAGTCTTGTGGGTAATATACCAGGCCTTCCCCTATACCTTCTATATTAAACTCTTCCTTAACCCATGGATCACATTCCTCAACGGTATGAACTTTATTGTTAACACAATCAATAAATTTGACAAGTGCATCATGATTTGAAAAATCAATTGTTTGACTTTTTGTTGCCCATGGAAGAATACACATATTATCTGGTTTGTGTTGTTTTTCACATAATTGGGTAATATGGGATGGATCGATAATCATATTATTTTCGATTTGAATCGCAAAAACGCAAAATGATTTATTTGAAATTTGATTTATTGCAGTGCCCTTTTGAATACCTGGACCGACCCACTCACCAAAAATAACGATGCCGCGATCAAATTGTGCGAAATAATTTTCATTATTAGCAACCCACTTTGCAAATCCGACATTATCATTTTGTTGTGATATGTCTTGTGTACGGGATTGTGCTATTACACCATCACTATCTATACGTACCCCGGCATTAGTACCATGCAATTTAATTTTTGCCCGATACGTAACAATGGGATAAGGTATTTCAGTATCCTGAAACGTAGTGCGTATACTTTTTACGATATTATGAAACGATACAATTTTTGTCCACTTAACATGGCTCATTAAATTACTCCGCATTATTTTTTATAAAAATAAATTTTATCCATTTATGTTCACGTGTATTAAATATAAAATTTAATTTTTTTCGTCGTGTGTTGCATCCTCGATCATCGCTGCACCAATGGAGAGAAAATTAATAACAACAGACACCGCGTTTTCAATGGCATTAGACACAACTTTTGTTGGATCAATTACACCACCCTCGATTAGATCACAATATTTTTCATTTCTTACGTCATAACCATATGATGGTGATTTTGTACGCATTATTTTTTGAATAATTACATCCGGCACACCACCACCATTTTCAATAATCTGCCTTAAAGGCGCCTCACACGCTTTACGTACAACCCTAATACCAGCATTGAAACTTTGAGAATGCTTTTTATGTGTATTAATATATTTGCATAATTTGATTAATGCAGTACCACCGCCTGGAAGGATGCCAGATTGAATTGCTGCGCGTGTAGCATGAAGCGCGTCATCAACTCTGTCTTTACGCTCCTGCAACTCAATTTCTGTCGATCCCCCAACACGTAACACACATATGCCAGAACTCAACCTACGAATTCTTCGCTCTATTTGCCTTTTATGATCATCAACAATCGATGGTTCCATAGACTTCTCTTTTAGCGATTCAACACGTTGCTCAATTTGTTTAGTACCAGATTTTGTACCCACAAAAATGCTCCGTTGACGATAAACATGGATTTTTTCACAATAACCCAGATCAGTTAATTTAACACTTTTTAGTTCACCAATATCTCCACCGCCAAAAACCCGAGTGCCGACCAACAATGCTAGATCATCTAATGCGTTAACGCGACTTTGACCAAACTCAGGTGATGCAATTGCACAAACTTTAAGAACATTTTTTATGCGATTAAGTACCAACATTTGTAACGCCTCACCCTCGATACCGTCGGCAATAATTAGTAGTTGGGTACCTTCTTTGTGGGCCTGCTCCAATATTGGAACGATTTCTTGAATTGACGATATCGTTTTATTAATAATGAGAATTCGTGGTTTCTCAAGTATGCAAACCATCTTCTGTTGATCATCCGCAAAGTAAGGTGATAAATAACCTCGGTCGATTTCAGTACCCTCAGTGACCTCAAGTGAGCTCTTAAATCCTCTTGCTTCTTCCACCGTTATAGGGCCTTCGACCCCAACAGATTTAATTGCGTCAACAATAAGCTTTGCAATATGTTCTTCACCATTTGCACTTATAAGCGATACGTTATAAATTTGTTCATCCGTTTCAATACACTTTGATAACTTTTCAAGTTTTTCTTGAATTAATTCATGGGCATATAGCATTCCTCTTTTAATCTCTGCATAATCATACCCCGCTTCTAGGGCACGCATACCTTCACAACATAATGCTTGTGCTAGCACGGTTGCAGATGTTGTACCGTCGCCGGCTTCTTCTGCCGTCTGGGCAGCGGCTTCTTTCACCAGTTGAACACCTAAATTTGAGTATTGTTCCCGAAGATTTAATGCTCGAGCAACTGTAACCCCATCTTTTGTTAAGGTTGGGGGCCCATATTCATTTTCAATAACTACATTACGCCCCTTAGGGCCCATTGTAACTTTAACAGTATTTGCTAGAATATTAATACCTTCTAGAATTTTGCGCCTGGCATCTAGATCATACGTAATGATTTTATTACTAATATTTCTCATTATCCCCTCAAGACACGGGGTGCCTCCAATAACATGTCTTCAACAATAACTTGGCGACGGGTTTTTGATAATACATTTTCCGCAATATATAGATCACCAACCTTGTATACAACCTCTTGATCAGTTATAATATTTCGTGAACGTAAAATCCTTTGTTGCCCATCATTAAGTAATAGATTCATCTATGACCCCTTTAAATGTATTAATATACTTCGACCAAGATGTTTTGTTAACAATTGACCAAAAACCTAAATCCTTAAACTTTTCGAATAACTGATCCCATTGTGCGCTTCCAACAACAAAATCAACGTCACATTCATCAACCTGTTCAAATTGAATCAAGGTTCTATTTTTATTATATTTCTCATGACCATTTTTTTTATCTAAAAAAGACAACAACTTTTTACGATTTTCGATTAATTTGATTGCTGTTTTGTTTCCGACGCCTCGAAACCCTTCAATATTGTCTGCACTATCACCAACTAATGCCTTCCACCCAACATAATCATCACAAGGGGGTGTTCTCGTTCTTTTTGTGATAGGGTTGTATACTTCGCAACGTTTGTCTACATTCAATAGTTGAATGAAGTCTGTGTCACTTGAAACAATCACACGACGATCCCATTCATCGCTTAAAGCGTAGTGACCGATTACATCATCTGCCTCACGTTCCGGATGTCGAACTGTTGTAATCGGTAAATATTTAAGTAATTGCAAGATTACTAAACGTTGTACTCCATAATCATCAGAATCATCCCATACACGGTTTGCTTTATAATTTTTATGAAGTTCAAAACGCCTAATTGGGCGCCCCTCCAACGCAAGAATAACTTTTGTCGGTTTAAACTTTTCCACCAATGGACGAAGCGAACGAAAGAATGAATATATGATCGCATTCTTTTTTCCTTGTAGGTTTCGTCGACTTGAAAAGCGCGCGCGTTGCATTAAATTTGCCCCATCAAGGAGCAGTAGTGTTCTCTTCGACATAAACATCCTCTTGTTGCGGTTCATTTTGTGTTACGCCAGTACTATTAAAATATTTTTGTTCAAAAAGGCTAGCCTTTTTGATGATATCATCAATATTGCGTGTTGATTCCTCAATAAGCTCGACGCGCGCGGATTCCAGTGTTTTAAACATTTCTTCGGTTGAATTTAACTCATACTGTTCTCCACCTGGGGTTTGTGCAACATACGTTGTTATGATGCCATCCATGGATTCTCTGATCAATCGTTCAACAATTTTAACAGGTACCAATATCTTTTGTGACATTTCTTGTGCCAAAACACGAATATAAATAATCTCGCCAACATTCATTTTAAAACCCTTTTACTTTTTAAAACCAGGTCCAAGAAACCCATATGAACCGCCAGGGCCGTGCACTCGCTTACCCTTTTTATAATTTGGGTTAAACCCAGAGTCTGTTAAAGAGGTATACCCATATACAGCAGACACACTTTGTGCACGTTGTAAACGTTCGATATCATATGATGACGTTGCATCATTTCGATGGGATAACGCATTTAGAATCTCTTTACGGATTATACTTCGCAAATCAAATTTTTGGTTTGACATATTTCTCCTAAATTTTCGTAAGTAATTGAATATAGTGGGGGTTTCGAAAGATGCATCTCAATTTTCTCTTCAAGATGTGCAACTTTCTTTGTTAATCGAATAGCTTCACGAGTGCATACACCCTCGAGCCTTTGCTTCTTTTTTGTCCCATAATTTGCTTTTTCAATAAGTGCCTGTAATGATCCCAACCGCTCAATAGCTGATTGACGCGTTGCAACTAAATCATTCTTGTATTTTTCAATTATAAGTAATCGTTTATTAATCACACCCCCTATAAGGGGTTTGCACTTTAGCATGGCATTAGACTTTTTCATATGAATCCGACCACGTGAACCAGGGGATTCTTTTTTAAAATCATCACGGGTTAGCCCACTAAAATGGAGAACAGCAAATGACTCGAATGCCTTGTTAGCAATAACATATAAAAAATCCACACCATTTGGCTTATTATTAAATGTCATTGAGTCACTCTGAAATATTATGGCACCCGTTGAAGCCAGTGGCGATGTTAGTTTGCATTCAAGACATAGACTTAGCTCAGGAATTAGGATATCTGGTTGGCCGGTTCTCCCGTCGGACGTTGTATTGGGATATACTTCCATTAATGCATCAGCGAAATATTTTTCCTGTAAACCCGACAATAAAGCATTTCGTCGTCCCATATTTGACTTAAGGCTAGTATTAAACTTTTCAAATAATATATTAAGTTCTTTATTGAATGTCATCATGTTCTTTAAGGCTATGATCGATTGTTTGCGCGTCAAATACATATTAACCTTCACATATTGTAAATTATAACTTTTATAATCCTATATCAACTATAGATAGATTATGATGAATTTACAATATAAAAATGGTTATGATAGATTTTTTCTAACATTATCGATAATCTTCGCACCTTTGATCGCAGCATTCTTGATTGGTTCAAGGCCCATGGTAAATCGAACATTATCATATTCAAGCGCCGACATTCTTTCCTTAAGGATACCCATATTAGCGTATTGATGAAGTACCATCTCAATAACAGGTACCTCCTCACCCTGAAGACCTGGTTCAAATATACCGGTATTCTTGCTCTCAAAAACGTATACTAGATCCGGCATTTTCTCCCCCTCTGGGACTGGAATAAATGGGAGATTCGACGTCATCCCATTTTCATCTTCTTCATAGCAAAATTCCGGAATCCATTGGCTTGACATATTATTAACTCCTAGTAATATAGTACTTTATTACAAATATTCGTTGGTGTTAAATATTAGGCACATTATTTAAATAAATCATTAATTGCTTGAATAATTTCGATAATCATGGGCGCGGTGGGATGTGTTGCATTATTGAGATCATCAATTGATGGATACATATTTTTAAGGATATTGTTAATTTCATTCTTTAAAGAAACCAGGCCCTCAGATCGTGCCGTATGGAGCACATCTAAAAGTGCCTTAAACAAAGCTGAGGCATCATTACCTTTGGCAGACTCAATATCCTCAAATGCATTAATGATATCATCACTATTGAAACCTTTTATTTTTTGTGCACTTTTAATAAATTGTTTAACATCATCAATATCTTTAATGTCATTTATCAGGTTTAAGATATCGACTTGTACAATAACTTGCTCACGTAGACCGTTAAGTGAGTTCGCCATCTCATCAAAATATTTGTCTCGTTTTTGTCCTAAATCAATTCCGGAATCTTTAAATACCTTTAAAACATCTTTTTCTTTTTCTGGATCGCTTTGTACATTTTTTGGTATGTGAATCTCACCACTTACGCCAAAGTCTTCATTATCCAAATTATCCAAGGGGGTGGTTTCATAAAATAATCCCCGCAATGATGCCAACAAACCGATCTCATCGATTATAGCTTGTTGCGATTTTTTCATCCACGCAGGAATTTCATCCGCGCCAGCTTCGTCGGTAAAAAACCGTATTGCTTGGTTAACTGATAATAACATACCGGCAACAGGATTCAATAATAATAGGTCTGGATTAAACTCGTATGCGCCTAATTGACGAAGTTCTGATTCGATTTCTCGATCACGTTTTATCTTTTGCTTATGATATTTTTTGATTAATTCAGTTGTTTTGGCTTTATCCTTTATTGATATTAACCCATCAAATGCCAATTTAAATGAACTAGTTAACTGCTTAAGACTTCTAAACATCACTTTGGTAAAATTTCGTGTATGTTTTAAACCAGCGGTTATATCACTTAAATCAAAAAACTCAATTAATACTGGTTGTTTTTGCATTTAGACACCTCTATTATCTTAATTATCTTTGTGGAGATATTAATGAACCTGATTATATTAATATTGTTGGCAGGCTGTCATTCTTATGAGGATGCACAAAAATTTTTAGATGTAAAAACAGAATTTGAAAATATTTGGTGGGAAAGCGAACTTTATGGTGTTTGTGGTATTATTGATACTAATGAAAATGATATGGCTTTAGATAATGGCGATGTTACTTGGTCGTACCCATATGAATTTGAAGAACCTAATATATATTATGTTGAAAACTATACTGCGTTAGTGTATCAAAATGATCATTGTTTTGATATTGTTATTTCAATATTCTCTGAAACGGTCTGTGAGTGCCCACTTTAATTTAACCTCTATTATTACGTTTAATTATTTCTTTTAAAGTATGTTTCCCACCTTGCGACTCACCAACAACAATTGGCGCATCTTGTACACTTGAAATTTTAGGATATTCTTTATCAGTATCAGCGTTAGACTCGCTTGATTCTTCATCTTCTAGATTAGATGTCTTTTTAATATTCATCACAACATTAAATGGTGCGTCCGACGGCTCCTGCACACTCTTTGCCTCTTCGCCACTTGATACCATTTTTGCAAATGCATCTAGAAATGAATATAACGCCAATTTTTCTGCGGTTGATAATTCATTAAAAAATTTAGTTATTTGTGGACGAACTTTTTTGTCATCAAATGAATGGCCACCACGAATAATGTTTAATTGTTTTTTTACCATATCATAATCTGGTGTTTGTTGTTGTTTTATCGTCTCAATCGGGGTTTCAGCTGGGGCTTCCAATTCTTGTTCTCCAATGTCACTTTCCTCATCTTCCTCAACTGGGGCTTCGTTATTTTCCACATCTTGATGATCATAAGGTATTGAGCGCGCTGCCATGGCATCTTGATATTGGCGTTCGTCTATTTCATGCAAAAGACGTAATTTAATTAGATTAATTTGTGTATTTAATTTAATGTTTTTCATTTAAATTTTCCCCACTTTATATGATGACGATAATTTTTGCTACGTCGACGATAAATATGTTCTTGAGGCGTTTCTGCAATATCATCAATTTTTTCTTGTAATTTTTCTTGTTTAATGATTTTGTCCATAAATTTATCATATGAATATTTTTTCATAGTGTTTCTCCCATAATCGTCCATATCATATCTTCATTATTAATAGTTATTTTAATTAAATTTAACGTTCTATTAATTTCATATTTTTTTTGTTTTGTTGTTATGGTTATATATACGCTTTTATCCAAGCATTCATATAGCCATTCCGGGAATTCATTATTTAAATTTCCAACTATAACCATCGATGAGTACGTTAAGATTAACGTCTTAAGTTCACACTTAAATGTTTGATCATCCTTTTGTATACAAACCATTTGATTGATAAGTTTATTTTTAGCGCCCATATCTGAAACATTAACACGACCAACCAATGCTTCGCTCATTAAAATATGGCTCATGTGTCTAAGCCTGCTTGGTGTATATCATATGCGTAATCAACAAGTGCTTGGCCGCATTCCAAATCAAGCTCTGTAATAATCCCTAGATCTTTGGTTTGTAGGTGAACCAATACATTAGAATCGTAAACACTAAAATCTATATTATGTCCAGATATTTCCTCAAGTTCTAAAATATTATCAACAAAAATATTACGTGATATCACATTCTGAAATTCAAATAACCTTTTTAACTTTTTACCATTTGGGTCATGTGACGTCTCCCATGTGCTAGCCGCCATAGGTTCGATTGGCATATTACCATGAGCCCCATGACTAGGTGCCTCTTGTAATGGGGGCAAAAAATCAAACACCAAAGCACTTTCTTTAAAATGTTTTACGTTATACATAATACTCACCAAACCTCAATATAATACACCCTTACTCTTGTTCTTCTGTTTCCGCTCCTTGTTCATTTTGAAATTCATTAGTTTGTTCAAGGGCGGTTATTATGGCTTTTTTCTTTCTATTTGTCGCTAGCGTTTCCCATTTTTCTTTTGACATATTTAAGAAATTGATGGTACTTAGATTTGCTATTGATTTTAATTCCGGATATACATGCTTAAACCTCTCCAATAACTCATTTGGATCGATCGTGCTATTTTCACCCAAATCTTTTTTAAGTTTTGCCTTAAGTTGTTCTGGGCTTGTTTGTGCTTCGCCAAACAATATATTGGTAATCGTTAAAATAGATTTTTTAGGAATTCCAACCTCAATAAGTTTGGCCTCAATACCCTTTCGTGCCTCTCGTCGTACCTTATTATAGGTAGGCATAATAAATGTATTAACAAAAAAGAAGCGATACGTGTCTAGGTCTCGTACTGCGTCTCTATTTAACATAAATTCCTCGCGATCACTTGGATCAATATAATCTGAAATATATTTTATGAACTGCGCTGTTGCATATATGTGCAATTTATTTAACTGTGCAGGTTTTAGCAATTTTTTAATTGCCTGCATACGACGACTTATCCTTTCGATTGCACCTCTTGCGCCGGCCGGACCACTAAATCCTAGTTCCTCCGCCATGTCTTTGAAGCTCATCATTTGCGGGAGGTATCCAGGGTGATCCTCTTCCTCTTCCTTTTCTTTTTTGTTTATATTTCGAATTTTATTAATTGGATCTAAATCAGTCCCAATATCATCCCAATTAATAATATCGGAGATGTTTATTTCTTCTTTTTGTCTTGCCAAATATTCTTCAGGTGTTTCTTCACCTGGTTCAGGCTCGCCTAAATCTTCAAAATCTATATCCAAAGGAACACCAGGGGGTCGGCGGTTTCTTGGTGCTTCGGAAATTGTTTTTTTCATTAATGTTGTTGTTAATACGTCTTTGAACGCGCGATATAAAACATTAAGCTCATACGTGGAAGCATCGACAACAAGGGTTTGTATAGCCAGGCCAAATTGGGCTGGTGAAGTTGGTGTATAATTTGGGTCATCAACCGGAGGCATCTTTCCAGCCAATTGTATACTCATCTCAGCAGATGGGACTAATGGGACTTCTTGACCAGGCATATATGCAGGTGCCGCCTTGAGTGCTTGTTGGGCACGCACAGCACTACCAACAACTGGGTTATGGCCCATTAGACCTATAGGGATTGTATCTTCGCCCAAATCATTTTCAAATATTACAGCCTCTACCAATCTATCAAGCTTATTATTTTTAACGTTCATTATTATTTACCCACCTTCATCCAATAAATAGTCTCTAAAAATACTAAAACTTGGTACCAATGCTAAAATGACCGGAAGGATTTGCATTGATATCAATTGCAATACCTCCATGAACCCATAAATCAGTTAGTATAGGTATATGTGCCGCAACATTGTACCCCGCTAAATCTAACCCAAATTGTGCTGTTTGTTTATTTGCAGCCACCCTTAAACCTAACACATCGATATTTTCATGTGGATGAAAAAATGACACAAATATTGAGCCCAATAAATTAGGATCCTCACCAGCCGAGAGGGTCAAACCGAGGCCTATATTTGGTTCAAATAATCGTTGTGTTGTTATATGATGAACATCAAGTGTATCAATTGGGAATTCCGTGTATACACCTGGGTTTGCACTTGATGATATCTGTAAAAGTCCGCTAGTTTTTTGATCCGTTATAACAATGGAGTTTCGAAATGTTAATTCATATGTTTCAAATATGTAAGAGGGATCGGTAGCTTGATCATATGAAAATTTTGCGATAGGTGTGTCTTCATGAAGTTGATATATATATTCTTCTGGGGGTGTTGTAAATGATTCTATTGTTGTAGTTGGAACAATCACTGTCTCTATTACGGACACATATTTTATTGTATCTGGTTTTTGGCGTAATTGCATAACTAAATCAGTTAAATCAGTATTTTCATCAGACAATTGTTTTAGTGTTTTTGTTAAACCATTTACGCGCGTACGCTCTATTTTAACTTCACTATAAAGTACTTTACGAGATTCAAATAACTCTGCATATTCACGTGATGATGAAATCTCTTCAACACTACTACCGATTGAATAACTACATAATGATGTAATAAATGAAAACAACAATATTATGCCAATATTTGTTGCTGTTTTTAATTCCATGTATCAATGTCATCTTTCATTGATGTATCATTAATCTTCGTTTTTTGTGCATTCCGAATTAATGATTCAAACTGTGAAACAAATTCGTATTGTGATATTGCAACTTGAGCCAATGCTTCTTTTGTTTCTTCAAGATCAGCCTCTAAAAGAGAAATATATCTGTGTAAGATTTTAATATTGGATTCAAGTTTTTCAATTTTTTGTAGAGGCGTCTTTATTAGCAATTGCCTTATAAATTGATTCAGCATCAGTCTTTCTCACTTTGTTAACAATTTTTTCTCGTTTTTCGGTTTCCATCCTATCAAGTAATTGTTCCATATATTCATCGCCTTCAACAATTAGGCCCATTAATTCCTGATATACACTTTGTGCAGAGAGATTATGATCTAGCAAGAGTTTTCGAAATTCAACATACATTGATTTTGTAACATATATATGGATTGATGATCGAGTTTCAAAATCAACATACTTACTTTTACTCAAATCCCCCCACCAGCCCCCCCACCGAATGCCCCTGCTGCATAATATTGATTGGCCTCAATCTCGGTGTCCAAAAAAATTCCATGTTTAAGCTCTAATAATTCCAAAAATGTTTCTGCTATATCTTTATTATAATGGGTTACAAGAAATTGTATAGTTTTGTTAATAATAATTGCCTCCATATCAAGCAAATTTGTATAATTCATTAACAATCGCGCGACATCATTAGTAAATTGGTTAATGTCAATATCATTTTCTTTATTAGTTTCCAACAATATATTGCGTATTGAGTATTGTGATTCGATTTGGATCTTTGCAGATTTTCTTGCATTTGACTCATATCCTACAAGCAAATCCTCAACTGCATTATCAATTGAGTGACCCAAACTTGTTATATCATCCGGTGTTATAACAAGTTCCTCTTCTTCTGACTCTTCTTCTGACTCTTCTTCTGGCTCTTCTTCTGGCTCTTCTTCTGACTCTTCTTCGGATTCCGTTTCGGCCTCTTCTTCAACAGGTTCTTCTTCATCTTCAGCAGGTTCTTCTTCAGCCTCCTCGACAAGCAAATATGGGTTCATAATAGATTTTCGATAATCTTCAAATATATTTTCAATTTTTGTACGCATTATTTATTTCCCATGTAGGCTTTCGCTGCTGCTTCAGTATTTTTAATGCGTTCTTCAATTTTTCCCCATGCAAGTTCCTTCATCATTGCATATATGTAAGATTTTCGATCATCTAAATAATCCCTAGTATATAATTGAGGCATTACGCATATTGATATTATTGGTAATACCGAAGGAGGTAATGGGTGGCAATCATCAACAATTAGATTCATATATCGTCGAAGATGAACATTATACGCAGTTATGGCAAAACGCTCCGAACCTATGGCACATGCAATCATATCCTTTTGCCACGAATCAAATGTACCAAAATCCCGTTCCAAACGCATATATGTTAATGTGTTCATTGTTAGCATTGATTGCATATCAGATATATTTGTTTTATGTAAACCTAACAAAAAACTAAGTTGTAATAAGCGACCTTCTTGGGCTTTAAGCGAAACATAATATGACGCATCTGGCATTTTTACATCGCGAATCGCCGTGTCAAGTTTGGCGCTCACATGATTTAATTCTGATGTGTATAATTCCAGTAAATTATTAAGAATTTTTTTTGACCTAGAACTTAGCAATTCAGTTGGCAAATCAACCCCAGACGGGGTTTCTATAACATACGACTCATTAATTGCCTTATAACCCAATTCATCATAAATCTTTTTTTTGATTGCGTTAATATCTGCGGCTTCATATAGTTGTAGGTTTTTCATTAATTCACCTCATATTCTTTTTCAAACTCATCTTGTGTTATAATCAAATCGCCTATGCCCTCAATATTAACATCCGCGGTATATTCTATTGGTGTAAAGCGTGCTTTATCTGGGGCTCGCAATATAATCTGAATACCTTGTTCATCTTCTACAACATTGGCAACAGTATATTCAAACTGTGAATCAATATGTCGAACCTTAAGATCTTTTGCGATTATAATATTACCTTTGTTATCATACACATCAACTTCGTTTAGATTTTCAACAATCCGACGAAGCAAAACTCTTTTCATTGATTCTACGATTTGTTTCATACCATCCTCGCCAAAACGTTTCATCGATTAACAAAGTTTGATTCGTTTACCTGATCACCAAAACCCTTAAGTGGGAGTGAATATTCATCCTTAGTAAATTCACCATTCTTTTTCTGAAGTTGTGCCTGATAATAACCTTCTTTCTCTGAGGGCCCAATAACATTCACTTTTCTTACTTTACCCTTGTTCTTTCCTGCGATGGTGGTATATTCATAAACTGTGTCGGATTTGAGTTTCTTTACCTTCTTCACCGCTGCAGGTTCTTCTTGCTTTTCGTCATTGACCTGTGTAACGCCGTCAAGCACTTTCTCCGAGGTTTTTCGAGCTTCTTTTTCGGCTTTAATCGCATCATTTAAATGAGGATCGATATTTTGACCAATCTGAATAACTTGTTTAAATGTGAGTAGGCTAATATCTTTAACAAATTTACGTACCGTTAGCGATGTTCCAAATAGGCCACCAAATACATTAGCCGCCTTGCCCAACCACCCGGTTGCGGCCGGAGGTTCTTTATAACTACGTTTTATTCCTGTTACAATCGATTTAATGGGAGGTAGTTCATCTTTATAATTTGCAACAAAGCTTTGTAGGTTTAATTCTTTAAATTCATAGGCGGCGTCATGGTTGGGATCACTTAATATTTCTTTTATAAAATCCAACTCAGCAAACCCCTCCGCCAAAAGTGATAAGGCATTATAAATACTTGTGCGAATTAAGTGAACTTTATTAACCCCTACCGAGACCTTTACAACAGCTTTCGCAATCTGTTTTTTTCCACCCATAAACTTCAATGCGACAATTTCAGTTGTACTTGGCATATTTTTTGCCAACTTTTTTAACGCTGCTTGAATATTTGGTAAAATATTAATTGTGTCGCCTAATATATCATTAATTTCAGCCAATGAATCTTTCGCATTCTGTACTTGTTCCTTAAGCCTACTAATGTCCTTTCCCCCAATTCCTTCAAGGAGAATTGGGGATATTGATTCCTGCAATAAAGGCTTATTGGAACATAGTTGATAAACTGCACGTTGAACTAAATTTTCCAAAAATAATTCATCATAATGTTTCATTTAAATTAACCTTATTTATATAACATAAATATTACGTTCATTTGTATTTACGTAATTTAATACCAATCTGTTCTAATATATGTATACCTGATGTATCCCTATATTCTTTATCATATATTACTTCATTTATCCCGCCATTAATAATTGCCTTTGCGCACATACGACAAGGTGATAATGTGAGATACATTTTTTTATACTTAGGGTTGTTATAGTCCAATTTAATTAATGTATTAATCTCAGCATGAATCATACCTGATTGACCAGGTATGATTGTTTCAATTTCGTTTGGTCCACCGGCATAATTGCCATTGTAACCTATTGATAGCACCTGCGTATTATCACCGGTAACGACAATTGCACCAACTTTATGGCGTGGATCATATGAACGTTTCGCCACCAGGCGTGTAAAGTTCATCCAAATCTCATCCCAACTAAGCCTTGTTGTCAATTTCGTTTCCCCACGTATCCCATCCTTTTCGTTTATTACGCGCAAACATTTCCAAATAAGGGCCTTGACTGCGTGCCTCAACTAAGTCATATATCACCTTTGGTTTTGTGCTATGAGTTGTTGGCTTAATTAATGATTGACCAATGAGTGTTGATATATTGTTTTTTGATGTTTTTGGTGTAAAACCCCGGCCTTTTGTTGCAAAAAGACATAATTCATGCTGTCCCCGAAAATATCGACCTAAACCAAAATAAGGTTTTGCCCAAACAAGATTTGTGATATAACGAAAACCTAAATGTTCGATAATACGAAGTGCCTCTGGAAGATGGTTATTCACCGTCCACAAATATAAATGCGCATTATCTGCAACCTTATCATCCAAATAATTGAACATTATATTTTTAATCTGGTGTTCTTTAAGGATTGGGTAATGCCGATCGGCTCCCCTTTTGCATTTTCCACCGCCACGTTGATACCAAGGAGGATCGGCAACAATTGTGGCATATTTTTTATGTGTTATTGTTTTATCACCTTCGCTATCCTCGATAGGTTCATTGGGTTCATCTTGTGGTTGCTCATGATATTTAAGTTTTAGTGTTTGTTGTTCCAACATATTTTTCTAAGTGCCTATATAGGGTGTTTAAGCGGTATAGATAAGGTGCAGCATCACCAACAATTATATTTGCCCTTAATCATAGCATAATAATATTTACCAGGTGAAGGGGCATTAACTAGATCCAAAAACGTAGTGTATGGTATACCACAAAATATATAACGTTTTCTATTCATATATATGTCCGTTGTTACTGTATAATAACACGCCTGAGTTATCCAACTTGACTGTGGGGTTTGTATACATTCAGCTTGAGCTATGCCCATATAAGATAGAGCCAACATTAATGATGTCATTATTACATTTTTCATTTAAATACCTTTTATAAATTTATAGTTTATTGTAACGTTTGTGCAAGTCATTTACATAAATAATATTTATTTGATTTCTTTCGAAACCTTATTTTAAAAATGATATCATCCAAAGGTAATAATAAACCCAACTAATATGACGCTCAAAGCCAGACCTGCCATCATTTTAAAAAAATCATTAATTAATATTGGAAATATCATTTTAATGCCGGCGCCATTTGAGAATACCCGATATACCGCCAATTCACGACCGCATAGTAAACCAACAAATACCCAAGTTGTCGACATTGGTAAATTATTGTATTCTTTAAAAACCCAAAGAATAATTGCGTAAACAAAGTCGATAATGGTTGCAGATCTTGCAAAACGGGTGCCACTTTTCGATTGTATAATCGATTGAATCTTGCCACCTTTTGTGTAAAACAAGTATGCCAACCACCCAATAAGAAGAGTTATAAAACCTAAAAACATTAGAGGTGTTAAAGCGTTTTTTCGTGGAAGATAAACTGCAACATTTGCAATATCATGACTTAACCATTGGCTCCACAAAAACCCAGTCGCCATCCATTGGCCGATCACCCAATACTTTTTGTGACCTATTTTAACAGGTCTCTTTTCGTTTAAAAAATATGATAAAACAAACCAAAGTATATACGCTGAGACGGCCGCTATACCATATCCTATTGCGGATTTAATAATAATCTTTTTCAAAACGAGACTACTAGAAAATAAACTTAAAGTTAATAATGTTGTGCTAACAGGTATTCCGAAATGTGTTAATACCAATAAAAGTACAGGGGCAACACCATGGTACCATTTAAATGATAAAGGAAAAGGTATTTCATTAAGGCGCCCATATGTAATATCACCTATTAACCATGCATATCCTAAGGTTAGAATCATAATTAATGACATATATAACCATGATTTCCACCAAGATGTGTCCTTATTTGATGATATAAAAGTGCCCAATGTTTGGGCACTATCATTAGCAATTACGGCGTAGGTAGACAAAACTAATCCTGTCAAACCTATAGCGGCAGATATAGTCATTTTATTAATCGTTTATAATTTTACGTTTCAAACATCTATTTCTAGCTTTTCTTTAAATCCTCTTCTTGATGATCAATAACATCATCTAAAAGGGCACTTACAGCATTGATCACTTCCACTTTTTTAATATTACCAGATTCCTCAAACTGTACTTTAATTTTGTTAAGCTCATCCCGCGCTGCTGTTGTATCAACTTTTTCTTCCACAACATCAAATAAATCATCAACGCATGTACCCCCCAGAAGGGTAAAACCGGCGGCATTTTTATGACCACCACCACCAAAACTTTTTGCAATCTCGCAAACATCAGCATTATCACCATGTGATCTTAGTGAGACTTTAATGTTTCGTTGTCCGTGATCATAGTACCATATGAACACAAAATCGCAAAAGGTTGATAGATGCGCGCCAATTTCACTCATCCAATGTGAAGCATTAACAACGTATATATCTTTGCCATCAAGTTTTCTTTTTCGTGCTTGTGAGGCAACTTTTTTAATAACAGTTTTGCTATATGATAAAATTACCGACCCTTTTTTAATCGCTGCGTCAAATACACTGTCATCTTCAAATTTCTCAAATTCCTCAAACTCAAATGGAATCATATCAAATGCAGACGAAAACTCTTTTGAATAAGGTAAATCCCATTTCCATAAATCTCGCGTTTCAATATATTTCAAAAATTTAGGTGATTCTTTTCCTGGATGAAAGAAATTCCATGTAATAATTGCCCCACTATGATTCATATCGAATACTGTTTCAGCAATATCATGCAATTCGATTACAGCGCTTTTATGATGATCTAGAATGATTAATGTATTTGCATCTTCAATCATTTTCTTTGTTGTGGCATTATCGAAACTAAAATCACATATTGCAACATTTTTTCCAACAACATCTGGTGGGGATGACCCATGTTTACATGGAATATATTTCGCTTTTGAGCCAAGTAGTTTCCACGCGGCATATGCCGACCCAAATCCGTCACTACAGTCTGCATGATACAACACCAAATTTACATCGCCTGGATTAGGTTTTGACATATTATATGATACCCCTCAGATATATGGATTTATTAATCATTTTGTTTAATGCCTAGGTGCCCTGACTCATATATAGCTTGTTGGGCCATATCGTTAATTAATTCGTCACCGGTTTTTGGATGACGACCATAATCATCATGAAATCGAACAATAGAATCTTGAGTAGACGGACGATCACCCACTTCGACAACAACTGTGTCTTCAATTGCCTTAAGACGATATGGGCATTCACTTTGAATATTAATTGTTTCACCGGCCGTGAGATAACACGACTTAAATTCTTTATTTTGTCTAAATCTTTCGTTCGAATATGTTAATAACAACCTCCCAGACAAAATAAATAATACTTCATTTTTAATATTATTATATTTTAGGCTAGTGCGATAACCTTCTTTTAGATATAGAATTTTGCTAGATATTTGTCTCCAACCTCCGGTTTGCCATATTTGTTCCGTGCCCCATGGTTTTTCAATAATTGTAGATTTTGTTATCCAAATTTCTTTCATATTTCAAGCCTTTATTAGATAAAAATGAATTTAATGCAATTTATAATGATCTTATTTAATTAGGCCCCACCATCTCATTGTTTGTTCCAGGCCTTCCTTAAAACCTAACCATGGATATGGGATAAGTTCATCGTTTATTTTTGTATTATTTCCTAATGTGTGCATCACATCCCCGGGACGCCATGGTGAGTCTTTCCTCGTATATGGTCCATAAAGTTTCCAAATTAATTGTAGGATATCATTATTTGATATCGCAGTGCCTGTACACACATTAAATGCCTCACCTTTAAGATCCTTTGTTTGAATCATAGCTGCAATATTAATTGCCGCAATGTCGTCAACAAATACCATGTCACGACTCTGTGTTCCATCTCCATCTGAGCGTAAAGACTGGCTTTTTTTAAGTGCGCTACACCATGCAGCAACTGCAGTTGCATATGCACCGGTACCATCATGACCAGGACCATATACATTAAAATATCGTAATGAAACCGAATCTAATCCGTGAAACTTATAGAACATAGGTAACAATTGATCAATTGTTAATTTTTGTAGTGCGTATGGTGAACATGGTGCCGTCGGTGATGCTTCGGTTGTTGGGGTACCTTCAATAGAATACTGATCACCATAGACTGAACATGACGATGAAAATATAAAACGTTGAATATTACCTGCGCATGAAGACAATAGCAAAACAGTCTTTGATATATTATTGACCGTTGTTTTGTAAGGATTTTGTATAGAATATTCAACACGTGGATCTGCCGCAAGATGAAAAACATACATATAATATCCCTGAGCAATTCTATTTAATATTAGTGGGTGTGTAAAATCCCCTTCAAAAACCAAAACATGGCCCTCTTTGAGCTCATTATCCTCAACTGTATTTTGATATATACTTATTAGATCAACTGGGACAACACGAAGAGGGACTTTTCCTAGCTTTGAAAGATTACCAACTGACATATCATCAACAATATCAACTTGAATATTATTTTCCCTCAATTTTCGAACCAATGTCGAACCAATAAATCCACATCCACCTGTTACTAACACTCTCATTTCTTTACCTCATGTACTATTTTTATAGGACGTAATTGTTCAGTAACATTATACATTAAATCTTTCATTTTTTTCTTTTTTCCTAATTTTCCTGCTCGATGTGCAGCTAATACTTGTGCCCAATCAAACCAATAATCATCAATATCCTTTAAATCGCTTAATGCATTATCTATGCTATCAATATCATAACAGGAGCGCAATAATTCTTCAAATTTATATAACCTTATTGTACATTGTTGCTTAGGCATTGATTTCATTGGTCCACGCATATAACTCAATAATATGCTTTCTGCAACATTACGTTTATCAAGAATTTCATCCAACATTTCAAAATGCTTTTCATACACATGCATGGAATTTGAAATATGAATATAAGTGCCAATTGAAACGCCTAGTTCAAGCGCCATAAGTTCTTGTAAAAATGTGAATGCAGGAACATCATATGAAATTCCCAAAATCAAATCACTAGAACGCATATTAACAATGAGATCCAGCTTATTGTCACGAATAAAAAACTGCAATCCTATTGTGCAAGGTACATCTTTTGACCCAATAATACTATCATGAGGGGTTCGGATGTGAATAAAGGCTCGTCGTGAATCTGGGTCTTGTTTTAACACCTCCTTGGCATATACCCATTGATTAATACCACCCAACGCAATTCTGTCATGTCGTTGAAATATTCTCGCACCATACGCGCTGTTCGCCGTAAGGCCATCGTCGGTAATACCTTCCCAAAATGGTGCGTAATTTGCGATCCATTTTGTTTTATTATTGGCCGATAAATACCATAAAGTTTCTGCGATCATATATTGTATCTTAAACTTTCTAATTGGGACATATGGGATTCTATGACGTGGGTTTGTTATCTCAAATTTGACACCCAATTTTTCCTTAACTTTCATTCCACGTGGTGACGTGATATAATCATAGTCATCCCTAATTTCTTCTGCAAGAGAAAGATATGCGCTAGTAAAATCTTTGAACGTACGTTTAAACATTGGCGACATCTTTCATAATATCTAGAGCACGCTGAGTTGACATTTCGTAACTACATTTTTCCCTATTAAGATCCCTTAAAGACCAGGCGTCATTAAACATAATACCCCCACCCAAGGCCTTGCTAAATTTGAGATCTTTCTTTGCATAATCAATTACATCACTCAAAACATTCTTAATGTTATCAAGTTCTGCTGCAATAAATGGGTATCCTGTCGCATCTGCAAGTGATTTGTATTCATATCTATTGATCCACACAGGCAAACACCCTAATTCAAGTAATTCACGTGCTGCAGTGCCACCATAAGAATCCTGATCATACAAACCCACAGAAATATGTGAGTTTCTACCTACCCATCGATATTCATTTCTTGTTAAGGTACCTTCAAACAACTTTGCATATGGATTACATAATTCATTAAGCTCATCATTGCTAAACTTTTGTGAAGGATTACCTGCGATCACAATAAAGTCTTGTCTCTCCTTCCAAAGTTCATTACAAATCTCAAATAAGAACTTTCCACAATTGGTATAATCAGATGATCTACCTTTTCCTCCCACCCGATTTGGTACAAATACAATTACTTTATCATTAGGAATCTTAAACCTAACCCCTGATTCATCAATAGGTTTTAGAATTTCATTATAAGAATAACCGTCATCCCAAGGTATAGATTTGTTTTTGATTTGATTAACTAACTCATCGTTTAAATAATTTCTTGCTGAATCCAAAAATAAATTCATTGCAGATTCACATTGCCAAAAATTATAATCTGCCTTCAATGCAGCCTCAAGTTGCCCATACCACAAAGACGCCTCCATTGGAAACTTAGGACATTCAGGATTATCAATAAAATGCGAATGTACAAAAAATCTTGGTGTATATTGCATTTTAAGATAAAAAAGAGCACGAAAGTTCCTAAGATGCATAGGATCATTGATATATACATGTGTATATCTTTCATTTGTATCTTTTAACATTTTACCAATTCCATCAAAATCGAAATCATATCGTGTTGCCAATGCATTTGGAATTATTTCATGATATAAACACTTCACTCGCGAATCATCAATAATATCTGGATTCACATTCTCAGGTTGCGTTACAAGTTGATTACGTAAAGGACAAAGAATTGAGACACGAATGTTAGGTTGTAGTGCCAAAAGCGTTCGGACCCTGCCCATTATCATTTGCCAGCCACTATCTGCTTCTAGAATGAACTTTCCGGCCGTATTATAATTTGACAATTGTGTTTGAACTAACAAATTCATTTTAACTTACTCCCAAGAAAGAAAGGATATCACTTACTTCTCGTTCTAAATTTTCATCATCAACATTCAAAAACATAACTCTACACTTTGATTGCTGCGCAAATTTTTCATATAAAGAATGTAATTTTTGTAACATAGGTTCAACCAACTTTTCAGGTGCGTCTTCGTCAACAAGACCTGCATATGATGTGCGATGACAAATAATTACAATAGCGCCTAAATCTGCGTAATCTATATCAGACTGTCGTGTAGCCGCTTCATCAGTCGCCCTATTAAATGCCCTTGAATATACCCATTCACATGGCCAGGCTCGATCTAAAATTAAAGAATAACCTGTTTGTCTTAACAAATCAATTGTTCGAGGATCGGCATATCGCATTTCATTAATAAAATCATCACCGTTTCGAAATTTCCCCTTTTCAGTATTAGCCTTAAAAAGCGGAATCTTTAATTTTGCCGATAGTTCATTAGCAATTTCAGTTTTGCCACACTTATCAGGGCCAACAAGCGCAATAATAGTTTGACTCATGATAGAATTTTAATTTGCTGTTGTCTGGTTGAATAACCAAAATCGCTTTTGTTGATCTCTGCAACACAGATAGAATATTTTTGAATCTGGAATTTATCTTTTGTCCAGTTCCACATAAACAACCTTTCAGTCGCACCAGAGTTGCCACTAACTGTTAATAATAAGTAGGGTTTACCTCGTTTCGTTTTCTTCGCAATAACATCTGTAGTAATGAACCAATATACATCTTTCCCATGATATTCATCAACAGACTCTATTTCCATTTGACTAAAACATTTCATCATTGGTTCAGATATTAAGTTTGATGCGTCGCAACCACCGAGATGCTCCGTCAACATCTCAGCCGTTTCTACCCTAGACCATTCACCTATGTCAGACGTTTCCAGGATATGTTGTTTAAACAAATTCTGCCCCTTTAAAGGATCACGCTTTGTTCTTTTTTTGATGTCAGAGTTTTTATTAATAATAACTTCTTCCATGTGTTTATACGATTTAAACATTTTATCATCACCAATTATGTCTAATGAATCAAATGCCCGAATTCTTATGAGTGACAACATCGTACGTTTATTAAACTTCGAGTGTTTCCACGTTCCGTCTTCATTCCACAATAGATTATGAATTGACTGATACGGACGATTTTCAATAATTTCATCAACCGCCACTTCCCCTACACCTTTACAACTTAGAAAGCTCGGCATAAAGCACTTACCTTCTAAGATTGTCCAAGACTTATCCGCGTAATTGATATCAATTGGTACCGTCTTATACCCTAGCTTTTTAACCTCATTGAACGCCTTTGTTTTCTTTTTGGGGTTTGATGACATTGCCTCAAGATAGGCACACAACCATTCCTCTTCATAGTACGTCATCAACCATGCGCAAAAATAAGAATCCATTGCATATGATATTGCATGTGATGCGTTAAAGCCATATCCAGCAAAATAAAGGATTTTATCATATAAATCATTTGCAACATCTTTTGGAACACCATTATTGATGCTTCCTTGCACAAAATTAATCCGTAGCTCCTTAGCTTTCTTAATCGCCTCATCACCACCTGAAATTGAACGCTTCATGATTGATTTACGAATTTTATCACATTCGTCAAGGGGAAAGCCGGCGACTTCATGAGCTAACTGCATAACTGATTCTTGAAAAATAATCAGACCTCTTGTATCTTTTAGGACTTTATTGATTATTTCATGACCCCAAATATAAGGTTCACCATTTTTATGTTTAAGATAAAGCTTATGAACATTTGCAGCGAGCGGACCAGGCCTATAAATCGACGTAAGTGTTGCAATATCAATAAGGCTTTTTGGTTTAGCTTTCATAAATAACTTTTGAGCGCCAGCCGAAGTAAGTTGAAAGATACCTGCAAAACGCCCTGAGTGATACACGTATTCATAAACCTTTTGATCATCAAAATTAATTACATCTGGGGATAGATTTTTTTTATACCACGCTTTTATATTTATGAACGTAGGGTTCGTTATTCCTTCCTTTCGTTTTAAGATTAGTTCAATTGCGCGTTCAATTATACGAAGTGTCTCGAGGCCTAAAAGATCGAACTTAATCCACCCAAATTCCTCAAGATGTTTAAAATTTGTCCCTTCAACCCACGGTGTTTGAGGTTCACCTTTTGAGAGAATTAATGGCATCCTTTCCGGAATATGTTCGGAAATAATGACCCCGCCTGCATGTCGGCCTAATGATTTATTTTGCCCAAATAGGACCTTGATAGGTTCGCCAACCTCTGGGTACTTTTCAATAAATGTGCGAAATGAAGAACTATATTTCATCGCATCATCATATTTTAAAACAAACAAGTTCTTATCTTCACCATGCTTTTGTACTGCCCTTCTAACCTCTTTCTCCACCGTTTTTGTCGCTGCATTTGATTCATCATAAGGTATACCATAAAATCTTGAAACATCCTTAATAAGAGCCTTAAGCTTTAAGGTGTTATAGTTTGAGATTGGTATGACGTTTCTTTTACCAAAATGTGCAGCCAAAAGGCCAAGCAGCTTATCGCGGTCTGCAAAATCTGAATCAATATCAGGATATTCTTTACGATATTTTGATAAAAAACGCTCGAATAACAAATTATACTTAATAGGATCAACATCTGTTATCTTTAAAACGTAATTAACCAAAGATGACGCGCCAGAGCCTCGACCAGGGCCGACCAACATATGCTCTTTTGAAAGTTTAATAATTTGATGCATTACCAAAAAGTATAGTTCGAATTTACGTTCAATAATAATCTGTAATTCGTATTTAATTCTTTCAATATATTTAGGTGAATTTTGAAAACCCCTTTCAATCATACCCTTTTTGCATAAATCAATTAACGTCTCTGTTTCTGTTTTATCTTCTGGGATTACGAACGTCGGAAGTTTAATAGATGTATTTGGATGGATATCGGCAATTACATTATGCGCAATATGATATGTTCGCTCAATGGCATCACATATAATTTGGTCATTATAAAACCCATACTCTGTCGATGTTTGTTTATACGAGTCCCAAACCTGTTCTGCATTTTTAGGATATAGCTCGCATTTAAGTTCCTCTTTTGATTTAGGGAGTTTTGTAGGATCCATCTCACGATAATTTAGCCAACCCAACTTCTTATATATTTCTCGTTCCTTCCAGTATTCTGGGTTTGCATAATGACTATCACATGTAATAATTAATTGATCTTGCAAACCATTACGCTCTGCATATGCCAATAAAGCTCGATTGGTTAAATGTTGCGCATTAAGTTTGTTAAACTGTAATTCAATATACACATTATCGGTGCCAACAGCGTTAACAAGCATTTGATGACCATGCCCTATAGATTGGAGGACTTTTTCCATAACATCATGATTATCAAGAAGCTCCGGTTTAAGATCTTCGAACTCAATCCCTTGAAAGTGCCTAAATATTTCATAGGACAAAGGGCCAGAAATACAGGCAGTTGACACAATTAGATGACCACCTTGGGCAGCCTCTTTGAGCATTGAATAATCAACACGAGGAAAACGGTAAAATCCGTCAAGGTAACCCTTAGAAACTAGGCCAAATAATCTCTCAAGACCAATTGACGTTTTAGGTAGTACGACAAGATGGTGTCGTCGTTTAATTGGGTCATAAAATTTGCTGCTTCGTGATGCATCTTCATCCTCGATTGTTAGACCATTATTTTTACTTTTACCCTCTTCAACATCAAAATCATGATTTATTAGATTGTTTGTGAGTGGCGTGTCTAGTTCTCTTCGTTGTTTGCGTAATACATTAAGAACCTCGAGGTCACCTTTCTTTTCTGCTCGCTTAATCTCATAATCAAGTTGCCACGCGTTTAAATCCGGATGTACATACATTTCGCAACCAGGAATAAATTTAAAATTTTCCCCAGCTTTAGCTAATTTCTCTGCATAAAGATAAGCATGACCAAATGAATTCATATGTCCATGATCAGTAAGTGCCCATGCATCCATCCCATTTTTACGAACAAAATCAATATGTTGATTTGGGTACCCTAAACCATCATAGGTGCTAAATCCGGAATGCGAATGAAGGCCAACAAACTTTTTCGGAAATATAGTTCCCATAAATACCTCTTTAATATCCGTCAAGAATTCGTTTGACGTTAGTTTCGCCTTTCGTCATATATGCTTCATAAAGCTCATCTGACGTAACCCCAGAGCAAATTGCAATCCCAAAAAAATAATGCAATACATCACTTAATTCTTCAATATATTTATCACGATCAAACTCAACTATATTTGTTTTGCGATGACTTTTACTATTTTTAAGATGTATATTTGCCTCAAATAATTCACCCATGCACTCAAACGCCAATTGACGCAAAAATTGTTGTGACTTTTTATCCGTAATATCAAAAGGAATGTTAGGATGATCACGGTATTTTTGTAAAAGGGCTATAAAATCCCTTTGTTGTTTAAACATAATTTTTAGTAAATTCATATTGATCCTATATGCTTAAATATTATAACATAATTCCTCAAAATATTCATTAAATTCATAGAAATTCAAATTTACTGAACAGGTATGACTATCTATTAATAGATCAACTTCTTCAAAATTTCCATTAAAACCAAGGATTAATCCTAGGCTACCTGGTTCTATATTGAACATTAAGTTTGTTTTATTGTTTATATCATTTGACATAGCGTAACATGTTTTGACACACCGAACCAAAGCACCTAGACGACTCATTATATCAGATCTCCATATTGGTTCAAGATTTTATGCAAGTGATAAACTAATAAAATTATTAGAATCAGAAGAATTTGATGAACTTATTTTAGCCGGTGATATCATAGACTTAATCAAGGCCCCTTTATTTACACTACAATGTGCGGCCCTTATTAATGTAATAAGTAAGTTTAAAACGGTTAAATATATTGTGGGGAACCATGATATATCATTTGAAAAATGGTGTGGTACCACAGTTTGTGGCATTAAGTTTATGCGTGATTATCGATTCACATGTAATGATCGAACATTTTATGTTTCACATGGTGATTTATATAAACGAGGTATTATACATTTTAGATTTATAATGAAGCTAATATCAATTTTTCAAGACTTTATAGAAAGAATGTTTAACATTAATGTGTTAACATTTTACCACAATTACTTTAAACAAAGCCCAAGTGTTTTTAAAATTAAGAACTTTTTAAATACAACAAATACAGACGTTTTCATTATGGGTCATACACACTTCCCGGAGGTTGTTGTATGGATTAACGAAGACTTACATATTAAAACATATGTCAATACCGGTGATTGGATAACACATATGACTTATGTAACAATAGATCATGATGGACAAATTAGATTATGCAAGTTCGACCCTTAGTTGATCGGCCTCCTTTTCCAATTTCTTAATATTATTTTCAAATGCCTCAATAAAAGCTGGATCTGGATATGCAATACCATCTTCAATAACCAAAGATAATGTTCGAAGGTTATCTGTAATATCAGTCCCGGTCAGCATTGCCATTTGTAACAAACGCACTATTTCAATAATTGCGGGATCACCCAATTTAATGATTTCATAAGTTGAAGTAGACATATTTTCTCCTATTAATAAATGATTATATTAACAAAAAAGCATATGTTTCAAAAATATTTGAACTCAACCTAGGTTTATCTTGATGAGTTTTTCTGTTAACTTATCAACTGTTAATTGTAATTTTTTTCTTTCCTCACGTAAATACTGGACCTCTACGCGCAAGGCAGCTGTTTCCTCCAATATGCTTCGAAGCTTATCATTTAATATGTCTTTATCTTTTTGTGAATCTTCAAGTTTACTTTCTAATATTGCAACACGTTCCCTTAAATCATCCCGATAGACATATTTTTCTTCGTGTTCCTTTTCCTTGAGCTCTTTTTTATGTTCAAGTTTCTTTTGATAATATTGCCATGCGGATGTGCCACCAAGTGTCCCAATAATTGCGATTAATAAAGTTATTATATCACTTTGTTCCATTACACACCTTCCTCGATTTGTTATTAAGTTTGACGTTTTGAACTATACGCTCCCGGCCGACTTTCCACCACACAAATGCTATTATTGTATTTTGGAAAAAAATATTAATATTAATGCGGCCATGTTTGATCCCAACAATGCTTAGCGCCGTTAAGTTAATTAGCGCCATTAATAGCCCAATTTCCCTTGCTTTGATGCTTTTATTGCCTAATCCCCATAAAATAAATAATGAGCCAAGTACCCCTAGACTACACCAACCAGTTAAAATATTGGTATTAATATAGTATGTGGGATTTATAAACATTAATGTTATACACAACATTAACTCTAAAAGCTCACTATCAGAAAATATAAGAACACTTTTTATGTTCTTTAAGAATGTTTTCATGATAAACCTTTGGCATTTTTTAAAATTTGTTCATTGTCTAGGCCTGCACAATCAATCTTTCGTTTAGTTATATGATAATGATTAATAAATCCTGAAAAGTCACATGATTTTACCAATGAACTAACCTCATTATGCGTCTGAGGAATATTAAATAAAACGTCTGTGCATTTATGTACTGCTTCCCATAATGCAGTTAATGCGTTAATCTGTTCAGGATAAAATCCTAGAAAGGGATCAAGTTTTTTACCATGAACTACAACACCTGTTTTAATTGGTCGCTCGTCATAACCCATTAAAACATATGATTTTTGATATTTTGTATAATACGCATTTGATATTTCAACGCCAACCGAATTATGATTAACCGCTCGATTTCCGGCATGCCATGCTATGTTTTGCATATCCATTAATTGATATATGGTCCCATCGTTATCAATACAAAATTGAACTGACACACGTTTTTTATTGAGAATCTGAACACATGCATGAGAATTTAGGCATACATCCCAATGATTCACAAACATTTTAATGGGGCGCTTTTTCTCCCCTTCATATGAAGTATACGTATTTTTATTTAATATTAGCCCATTATAATCAAACCAATGTACAACTTTGTCCCACTTAATGGGAAAAAATTCTCCATTGTATACAATTGAACTCATATGTGAGGTTGAAGTAGGCTCCAGTTGGCGAAGACGCGACATACGATCGGTATATATTCTGCGATACGTACTTGGCCCACAAAACCCATCGGCAGTAATATTATGTTCTGTTTGAAACTTAATAATATTCGAGATAAGTATATCATCAAAATTACATGCATTAAACCATGCAGGTAACCAACCCAAATCAAGAGATGATTTACGGTTATACGCTATTTGCTTTATTGATGCCATCAACTATTAAATAGGATAGACGTCGTCATTTTTATCCGCAAAGACCCCATCCACAATTATGACATAAAACACAACCTTCTTGATACGTTACAGAATCACCACCACACTCTAGACATGTGCTAACCCCACTCGGCTTTGTTCCATTCTTAATATACTTCTTAAGAACACGGCTAATTACCTTTGCAAATGAGAAAAGATCGGCATCTCTATCTTTCATTAATTGTTCAACAACATATTGATTCGATGCACCATGACGTAATGCTAAAGATATTATACGCGTGAATCCAGCATAATTTGGATTATCAAAAACATGTACAATATCTTTGATTATAATTTCATTATCTTTTTCGCCAAAGACCAAGTCATAAATGCTGTTTCGTGTCTTTCTGTGACGTTTACGTATTAACCCACTAGTATACTTTGAAGGTATCTCAATGAACGACGAGAGGCCCCCAAGTACCTCATAGGGCCGCCCATTAAGTAGGCCAACCAATATTGTCCACTCTTCCCCTTTAATTGTTGCGCTATGAATTTCACAGACCAATTCTTCAGGTCTTTTTGGCGCTGAGTTCATGATAAAATTAATTTTTGTACGATCATGATCACATGCTTCATCGACTTTATTTCCTTGTTTGTTTTCCGATGAAACAAAGACACCGTCCCTTGACCCTTCGCGGTATACCGTAAATCCTTTGCATCCGGATCTCCATGCCTCCATGTAAACGTCTGAGACAATATTTTTTTTAACATCAGCTGGCAGGTTACACGTTTTTGAAATACCATGACAAACCCATCTCTGAGCCGCAGCTTGAAGTTCAACTGATTTAATCCAATTAATTTCTGAGGATGTGGCGCCAACATATGGGCAGGTTTCATCAACCTCAGTTTTTCCTATTACCTCCATCCACTTTTTAACACCGTGATGATAGACTGTAAACTCTTTCCATTTATCGCCGGAATCATCAATAAAATCAGCTTGGGTATCTATGTCATGCTCAACAATCTTTTTTCGTCTATTATAACTAATCATATATACTGGTTCAATACCGGATGTCGTTTGGGTCATTAATGATATTGATCCGACCGGAGCCGTGGTTATAAGCGCAATATTTCGTCGACCATACTTGAGACGCATATCATTAATTTCTATGGGTAGATTAATATTAATCCGATCCAGATATTCATTTCCCTCTTCAAGCTTTACATTATATACAGAAAATGGGCCGCGCTCTTTAGCCAATATAATCGATGATGTATACGCGGCGATTGCGTTTGCTTTATAGATTTTTTCTGTGACCACAACTGATTCATTAGTCCCATACTTTATCCCGAGTGCCGCAATGCAGTCGCCTAATGCTGTGATACCCAAACCGGTACGTCTTCCACCCAAGGTCGCTTTACGAATTTTGGACCATAAATCATATTCGATTTTTTTAACAAAAGGGGATTCTGGGTCTTCTTCAATTTTCGACAATATGCGATCAATTGCACTAATCTCCATATCAATTAAATCATCCATAAGTCGCTGAGCTTTTATGACATTATCACTAAATAATTCAAAATCAAAATATGCGCTTGGTGTATATGGGTTTTTAACATATTTAACAAGGTTACTAACCATAAGACGACAACTATCATATGCACTTAAACTTAATTCTGCACAAGGATTAACACCTACAGTTTCATACCCACTTTCTGCGTAACAATCTGCCGGACCAGAAATAACCTTATCCCAAAATAATGCACCTGGTTCAGCACATTCCCATGAAGCATTAATGAACTTTTCCCATATTTTACGTGCTTTAATAGTTTTGGTTAGTTCTGCATCCTCAATTGAGGCCCGTACAGGCCACCGTAAGACATAGTCAACATCATTCTTAACACACCGCATAAATTCATCAGTAAAACGAATTGATATATTTGCACCGGTAACTTTCTTTCGATCTCGTTTAATGTCAATAAACGTTTCAATTTCTGGATGGTTGCAACTTATTGTAAGCATGAGTGCACCCCGACGGCCGCCTTGGGCAACTTCACGGCAAGAGTTTGAAAACCTCTCCATAAAAACCGCTAATCCATCGGTTGTTCGTGCAGCATTGGCAGTTTCCATATCTTTAGGGCGAATATTACTAATATCAAATCCAACACCCCCGCGACGTTTCATAATTTGGACTTGTTCTTGATCAGTAAATAAGATCCCTCCATATGAGTCTTCCGGTGGATCCACAACAAAACAGTTTGATAAACTTTGAAATTGTGTATCATTCCCAATACCTGATAAAGGAGACCCTTGGGGGGTTATATACCAGTTTGAAAATAGCCAATATATCTCCTCTTTGCTTAGTGGATTTTTATAATTTGCTTCATATTCCGCAAATTTATAAGCCAAACGATGATGCATATCATCCGGGGTTAATTCCAATAAACCGCCTTTGCCGTCGGGTAAAGGGTACTTTTCGGAAAACACGCTTGCTGCAAGTTCATCACCATTAAAATAATCAACGCTAGCCTTAAATGAATCCTCTATCGTTATCATTAATTATCCCTTTGCTTGGCTAGTGACTTTGATACTTCATTCCATTTCTTTCGAAGTAAGTCCTTCGCAATATTATTGTCTTGATCAATCGCTTCATTTAACGTTAATTCAGACTCATCTATTAATGTAATTCGAGATTGCGCAGTGTTAATCATCATAGGGAATAAAATACCATCCCGGCCCGCTCGATTTTTTGCAACAAAAAGTCTCCCATGACCAGCAGCTTTCTCCTCTGCTTTACGTGATAATGATATTACAACATCGGAAACCATGGCTTTGCCGTATGCCTCTGACATATTCTCCAGCCCCACAATATCAGAGTTTGATGCATCTCGATTCGCTTGTGATGCCGTCCATATAGGAATGTCCATCTCCATTGCGAGATTACGTAATTCCTCATAAACCAACTTAAGCTCATGTCGTAATGAATCATATGATTTTGATGATCTCATAATATCTGCATAATCAATTACAAGCAAATTTGGTTTAAACCCTTTAAGTGACAATTTTTCAATATGATTTCGAATTGTTAGCACAGATGCATAACCAGTAGGATATTCTTTAATAATAAGTCTACCATGTTCTTCATTCTCATAACAATCTAGAACTTCTTGTTTTGACGTCATAAGTTCATTGATATCAATCTTTGTCAAATTCGAATCATAACGTCGACCAACAGCCGTCTCGGATAATTCGAAGGTATAATGCAACACATTCTTTCCCACATTAATGGCGCTTGCTCCAATGGCCACTAAAAAGTGTGATTTTCCTACTCCGGTGGGGGCAACAACAACGCCTAACTCACCTCGCCCTAAACCACCATCCAAAATATCTTTTGAATCTAGCTTTTTTAAGCCTGTTGGCACGGGTTTTCGGTGATCCTCTATAAATCGTGCCTCAATATCCTCAAAGAAATCATGCCCGGCTGAATGAGGCATGCCTATTGCTACAGCCTCTTTCATTAACGTTATAACACTCCCAAATTTATCTGTTTGGATTAATTCTACGGCTTTATGAAGAGCGCCTTTAAAGGCTTGACGTTTACAAAAGTCGAGTGTTTTATCTTTAACATACCCAATATCACCTGGATAAGGGTTTGTTTTCATACGGTACAAAAACTCTACAATCTGATCACGTAATATAATATCATCACCTTCCGATAAATCCTCCTTAATAATTGTGACCAACAACTGGGCAGTTGGGAATGCCTTATATTTTCTATAGTACTTGAAATATAAACGCGTCAAATATTGTAAATAATTTACTTCAAAAAACTCTGGTAGCATCACCTCAAACATTTGTGTTGCCCATGGGCGATCCATTAATAGGCCTTGAAGAATCTTTTCTTGAAAATTTTTACCATAGTGTGCAAAACAAGATGCATATTCATTAAAATCTACTGTCTCAACATTCGCCATATTCATTAATCACCGTGTTATTATTGTTTAAAATGTTCATTGTCAAAAACAGTAAATTAGGATCGTAGTTTTTTAACCCAAACTTATAAAGATTCCTTAAGAATGCTAATTTATTATATTGTTTGTCTACTGCGTTTATAACGCTTTCTTTAATTTGCTTAATTTGCGGGGTTGTTAGATTTGTTATGTCTAATTTCATTAATTCATAATTACGTTTAATTAAATCAATATTTTGCAAGATATCATTATACATTTTTACTGTTGATATAGCTTGTTGTTTTTTGCATTCCTTGATAATATCATCAATACTAAAAACGTTAGATCCTTTTAGAAATGGTAAACGTTTGGCTAGCGTTTTAAAACCAACACCCTTAATACCTTCAATATTATCATTTTTATCACCAACACAAGCTCGAGCAATTGCAATATTATTTGGGTGTATACATATTTTCCCCAAAACAATATTGGTTGTTATTTCTTTTTTTTGTCCTGGTGACCAAATAATTGTACGATCATTGATTAATTGATAAAGTCCTTTATTACTTGACGCAACTACAATATTCGCATACTCATATATATGTCGTGAAATATATTCGATAATATCAATTGCTTCACATCCCTCAACGAAATGTTGATATATAGGAAGGGTTTTAAAACACTTAATTAAAAATGCAATTTGCTCTATTCGGTTTTCCGATGTGTCCGGTATATCATCATAAAATCGATTATAGTTTTGTGATTTTTGTGTCCTTTTATAATCTTTGAATATTGTTTCACGATGGTGATTTTTACCTCCTTCCCAAATAATATGAACCCTTTGTGGGCCTAGGCGTTGACATAAACCCTCTATTTCTTTAAAGAACCCCACCACACCACCAGCATGTACACCATTGGATGATATTGTTGGGTTTGCTTTATAATGTCTCATGAAAACGCTAAGTCATAGTCCATCAATGAGTAATATATTGCTCATGATGGATGCCCCCTTATTCGTTTGTTTCATAATTTTCCTTTATTATATTATTCTGGTGGTGTAAAATCGTCGTCTAAACTCATCGCGATTGAGCGAATCTCTTCATATGACTCAGTGTCAACGTTGATTTGCGCTTTTCTAATATATGTATTTTCCATTAATGCGTCGATATAATGTTTATAATTTGGGTTATATAAAATTTGTTTAAAATCTGATTTATAAAAACTTTTTTCATGAACTATATCACCTGTTTTTGTATTTGTTATAACGAACTTTTTCCAAGTACCAGCACCTAATATGTCAATTTTTTCATTATTTAAGAAAACAGGATCTGCCTTTCTTAGTTCATCAAACACTTCCTCATGTTCAACAATGCCTTTTCCAAAATGTATTTGAAACTTTACAGTCCTAAATGGTGGCGCAACCTTATTTTTAATTGTTTTTGCCGTTACATTAATACCAATTATTTCTTTCTTTTTATTTTCAATTGGTTTTCCTGCGCCAAGTTTAATGCGAACAGACGCATGATACGGGATTGACTTACCTCCAGGAACTGTGTTGTGATTAATATGACCATTTGCTATATAGGCGTTCCCATCTGGAACAGAGATATCAACAACGTTAATTGATTTATTAATCTTTTCGGCATTGACATTATCTTTTAGCCTAACCCATTGTTTGTTAACTAATGTTCTATGGACTGATGTCGCGCTCAATTTACCTAAAATATACGATGTATCAACAGATGATTTAACCACAAAATTAGTCATTGGTTTAAACCCAGTAGGCGTCTCGACCATAGTCCCAACATCTGTAAGATCATACTCACATGGTGTCTCAAAGTCGTCAATTCCAAGAATATTTGCATATGTCTGAAATGTTAGATCAGTTTCATAATCAATATCACCTCGAGGGTTTTTGAAATATTCACGATATCGTTCTGCAAAGAGTGAATTTTCATCATAGCGAATCTTAAACCTTGTTGTATATGGGTCTACGCATGTAGGGTCACCATACATTACCCCGATATTAATTCTCGTTTGATTAAGACAAACAAAGAGTGTGTTTGTTTGGCCAATAATCCCTGTAATCTTTCTCATCCCCTTTGAAATTGCCCGTGCATTTAATGCAATATTGTTTTTATCATAATCGCCATCAAGCTCTGCTTTTGGCGATGTTGCTGCAACAGAATCCCATATAATCGTAATGGGAACATCTTTATCCATTGCTTTCGCTTTAAGAATTGTTGCATGTGCAATTGCAAAAACATTTTCTGTGCAGTGTTCATCAACATATACAAAACGTGTTGTTACATCGACGCCCAACAATCGAAGATTTTCTACGCTAGTCGCATTTTCTGTGTCAATATATACGACAATCCCGCCCATCTGTTGGGTTTTTGCTGAAATCTGGGTCGCAATATGCGATTTTCCAATTGAGGGTGGGCCAAATATTTCAATAATCCTTCCTTCTGGTAAGCCCCCGTTTAGGCGATTAGAAATAATCGCGTCAAGCTGTTGTGAACCTGTCCCAATCCATCGCTTAATATGAGTAGGGCTTTGTGTTGTTGATAAATTGTAGGCAACCCTTTGCCCACATTCCTTATTAAGTGCAGTGATTAAGTCACCGGTAAAATCGACTATCTTGGCTGGCTTATCATCTGTCTTCTTTTTCTTTTTTGGCATTGATTATCCTTTATGTTCAAATATTATTTATTTTAAGCATATGTTCAAAAACTTTATTGGTTACCACCTCAAATTTAAATCCGCCTCTTTGAACCATACATTAATGATTATCTCTAAAACAAAAAATGGGAGATGGGGGCGCCCCCATCTCCCAAAGCCCATAGAACTAGTTGCCAACAACATATACTAAACGGCTTTCAGCTTTTTGTACGTATACTAGAAGTTTGCTAGATCCTTAAATGCATCATTTAGATCATTAAACTTCTTTGAGGGAGGTACAGAGCTATTTTTTTCACCACTATCATATGAATTGCCATCTTCATCCATAGGATCATTTAGCCAATTATTAATAATTCGCTCCAGCTCATCATATGACTTACAACTGTATAGGTCATCTAGGTTTGGAATGTTATCCATCCACATTTTAGCCTGCTTTGAATCAGTCGAAAGTGGGCTTGACTTAGGACGTGGGCGCACAGTCGTCATTGCCCACTTCTTACCAGGTTGTTTTGAACACTCAACACGAATGTCCCGACCCTCTAGAGGATCTGTAATATCGCCATAATCTTCATCAATCATGGTCTTAAGCAGGTCTTGATAAACCATCTTCCCAAAGGACCAAAGTCTTACACCTTTATCCTCTTCCCCACGCACAATTACAGCAGCGTAACTACGCATCTTAGGGTATAACTTCTTTGCCAGCTCATATGATTCCTTTTTATTGTCAGCGCGCAACTTATTGATTAGCTCTTGGATTGGATCCGGATCACCAAATTGATGAGGGGTCAAAAAGCCTGGATTATCACCAATATTATAGTAGAACCAACGCTCCTTAAAAGGTTGGCCATCATTGTCTGGGAATGAAATAATCCGAATTGATGAAGTCTCCCCTTCTTCGGGGCGCCACATCTTATCACGTCTGCTTCCATTTCCGCTTAGTTGACTAAGCTTCTTCCTAATCGCATCAAAATCAATTGCCATTTTTATAAATCCTTAATTACTAATTATTAATTAAATGTATCAAGGTGATTATTCACCTAAATTAGTATAATCTAACTTCATTAAATGTTTAAATATTTAGTTTTTAGTTTTTGGGTATACTTTACGCTGATATCCCAATGGTAATGACACGCCGGCAACACCTGCCGTAACACTTATTTCGTGTTGTTGATCATCATCATGCTCTTCATCTTCATCAATAATATCTTCATCTTCATCAATAATATCTTCATCATTAATATTTTGCTCACCTAATATTTGGGTAATAAATTGGCGAAGTGTAAAGTGGGATTTCATTTGTTCAGTTAACCTTGTTAATATATAGGCTTTTATGAGTCATTAACCATTTCTTATTACCATATATATGGCATGTTGGATAATCCTGGCTAATGTTGGTTCATTGTATACATACCAACGATTTTCTTCAAAATGAAACCCTGAAGCCAACTGAATCGCCAACCACTCATCTTGAGTAAGTGCTATTCCAAAATGCTGTAGCAAATATAATGTTCGATGTGCTATAGCCATTTTTTGCAAATCTGGGTCATTAGAAATTTTATAATGAGCATTTAATTTTTCTCGATGCCAATCACTATCCTGCACAATAAAATGATCGTATTGTAGATCACCTACCTTCCCAAGATCATAAAGTAATGCAACCTTAATGAGATTTCGCTTCATACTAGGATCTAGCCCATACGCCTCAAGTAGTTTTATTGCCTGTGATGCAACTTGAAGTGATACCTTAAGCATACCGCCAGGTTCACACCCAATCTTTTTTGTTGTCATATTTGCCGGCGTCATAATCATACGTTCACCTAGCTCATCGAGCATACATTTAACAACATTTTGTTCACTAACATCAAAAGTTCGTATCAAAAGAAAATAATACTGTTCCCATAAATCCTTAATATCCATTGTAGCTTACCTCACTTAGTTTAATCATAATAACTTAAGTGATTTTGTACAAACTTGAATATTAAATATCAAAATTCCCAACGAGACTTACCATTTTTCGATGGGTATATTAATAAACCGGTATTAATACCTTGTATTCGAACATCAGTCTTATCATGTAACACACCTAAAATAAACGAATTAATCAACAGTAAACGTAAATAATGGGCAGCGTGGCGGCGGGGAACCTCATTATCATTAATACCCATTAATAAACCTTCCCTACCTAATTTATCAATTTGTTTAGAAGTATTGCTAAATATGGTACCAAAAATTTTATTTTGTTGTGCTTTTGCTAACAATTTTTGAATTTGTTCAATTAATGTACCATCTATTTTATTATTTGAAATACCTAAATTTATAAGATTTTCTTCTGGAGTAAGAAGATGTAACTTTTTCTTACTCCCTACGCTGAGTATATTAGTGCGACCTAAATAACTAGTTGTAACTTTATTTGAGGTTAACCGAGAATGATCATTCTCGATATGACTATTATCTTCGAATAACATTTTGCATATAACATCTTCGATAGGCTCTTCAAATAACATGTCGTATATAGCATCATTAGGCATTTAGTTTCTCCACTGTCACAGGAAAATTGACAATATCATTTTTTATTTTAATGTCAATACCATATTTAAGTATTTTGCCAACCTTGTTAAACGCCAAATTTGGTACATCAAATATGATTTCGTCATGAATCAAAAATAAAGGTTTACATTCTATATTCTTTTTAAGCTCTGTTATGATTTGCTTAAAACCTAACATTGCAACATCAACCGCGGTGCTTTGAATAAACGAATTAAATAACTTTCTTTCATCATCTGGGAATATTGGTCTACCAAATAGATTTCTCAATTCATCTTTTGGCGTTTCTAACAAAGATTTTGTTATTTCATCTACAGAAAATAAATCACGCAACCTCTTTTTTGTACCAACTGTTATATTCCCATATTTACTTTGGGCTGAATGCAAAGACATCCCATATATAATTGAAAGTGTTAATGTTTTTGCTTTTGTTCTGCCTAATTTGCCATCGAATATTTCACCATCGATCCATTCGTATATATCACCTGAAGGTGTTTGACCAGCTATAGCCATTGCTGTTCGCGGCTCTAGGCTTGAATAGTCAATTGAAATTATATCACCTTTATCATATGATGATTTAATTAATTGTCTGTGTTTTTTACGTAATGTTAATATTTGAGGTCCGTCGATTATAATCATTCGGCCAGTTGATGTCACCGTACTCTCATAAACCGGTACTCTTGCATATCCTCTTTTTGCAATGAATGTTTTAAGATTAGATCTTTGTGTGAGATCACTTTCATTTCTAATGCTTCTTGTGATCTCATCATTATCAATTCGGGCCGGTTTAAGACACATAAGAACGCCCAACCTTTTTTCAAGGGTATCATAATAGTCTGATGCTTGAAGTGCCTCAATGACACGACATGTGTTATTAACCATATCTTTGATTAATACTTGGTATCTTTCAGGACTAAATACCTTTTGCCACTTAATTTCGTCATCATGCATGCCAATTGAATGAAAAAATTTTGCATGAGGTGTTGAGGAAAATGTTGGGATATTTTTTCTATATAACTTCGAAATATAATCAATTGACATTATTTGCTCAGGTAATTGGGCGCCACCCAGACACAGGATTCCGTTATCAATCGAATCAACCCAAGAATATTCCTGGCCATTAATTAACAAATGATGATTTGTCCCAATCATTGATTTTAAAATACAAAACTTCATATATCATATTAATCAAAGCATATGTCATTTTCAATCTTGCCTGAACTAGCTTTCATTTGTCTCCGAGACCTTGTTCGCAATTTCGATCTGGCGCTCAATATCGGCGAGTGGCGATCTGAATTTCTCGAAACCATCACTATTAATAAATTTGGCTGATGTTTCAAAACTCCCTTGTTTAAGTTTATGATCGACGCCTATACATATATAATAATTGTCTACTGTCGTATTAGTATTAAAATCAAAAAATACATTTGACGCATATGAAAATAACGGCATGCCAAACATATCGACATTAAGTTGGGTAGGTTGAATAAAAGATGGAAAGTCTTTGTTTTCTTCATTCACAACCCCAGGCTTTTCCGTCGCCTCCTTTATACGTATTGATGTTAGCGCAGGGTCATTCAAGCTTGTTAAACCTGCAACCCGAACAGGATTACCTGTTGAACCTACAATACAGGATGGTGATATTTTACGTAAAAATTCTTTAAGCCTTTTTCCTTTTACTTTAACATACGTTATATCCTTCTCATTATCTGCGCCTGTGTTAGAAGTCGTACTTTTCTCAATAATCCCTTCTTCACTAGCGTATTTAAATATTTTTGCAAGATGGCCATCATGATGTGATGTATAACTTTGGTTACCATACTTATCATCTTTTGTACTACCTTCTTCTCCGGCCGGGCGTATTATATTAAAATTGTGTTGTGATAATGATGACAACAACATAGCATGTGGTTCAACACCGGTAGCCGCCTTATCATACACAAATATACGTAATATTGTTTCTGAAATATGTAATGTATATTTTTCTGGATTATTTGGATCAGGTTTTTTTACAGGAACACATTCTACGGCAAACTGTAAATCTGGTTTTCGAAACTGGGCATCTGAACCTTCAGGATACGCCGTTTCTAAAATTTCCATCCTCTTCGTCTTCAGCTTCGACGGGTTCCCTTTGTATGTGGAATTTAGTTTTATATCGCCATCATCATCAGGCTCACCGTAGAGGGTGTCAAACCCATATGCTGATGCTGATTCACGTCTAATAAACTCATCATTTATAAAGTCCATAAATCCGTTTAGGGTTGTGCTAAGCATGGGCGCAAATTTTGCTTTATATTTTGAATTGAATTGTTCAATTTCAATTGGGAATTGTGCTATATTATGGTGTCGAATAAACCCAGATAAACTATTAAATGAATAAAATATAAATTGAACTTCATTAAAATCCCCTGTCTCCTGGAGAGGGATTCCAATATACGTCATTAATAACTTACCCAATGAAACAT